ATGGCAGTATTATCAATTTACTTGGATACGAGGAAGAAAAACTCGTCTGATATATATCCTGTTAAGTTCAGAATATATCATAATAAGGCTTTTTTTATATCGTCAGGAATGTATTCAAATGTTAATACATGGGATAATGGTGAGTATGGGAAAAAAGAACCCAACTATAAAGTGAAGAATATGGCACTCCGTAGCAAATATAATCTCCTAGAATCAGAATTGCTGTTGCTGGGGGGTAAACTGAAAGGTATGTCCGACAAACAGCTTAAAGAACACCTTTCTAATATTATTTCATTAAAGCCTGTTACTTCATGTGACTTTTTACGTTATTATGACGAATATATCTCGTTGAAGGATAAGAAGAGCACTAAGGATAATTATATAAATACACGGAAAATGATAGTTGAATTTGATGACACTCCTACCTTTGAGACAATAGACCGAAAGTGGCTGACATCCTTTAACCAGTTCTTGGTGGATAAAGGATATATGACTAATTATATAGGCACACATTTAAAAAACATCAGGGCTGTCTTTAATTATGCTATTGATGAAGAAGTGACAACTCTTTATCCATTCAGGAAGTTTAAAATCAAGAGGGAACAAACGAGGAAGCGGAGTTTGACGATTGATGAATTGAAATTGTTGAAAAATTATCCATGTGAAGAATATTTGGAGTTTTACCGTGATATCTTTATGCTTATATTTTACTTAATAGGCATCAACCTTGAGGATTTGCTTTTTCTCACTAAAGATAATCTGATGAATGGGCGTATTGAATATTACAGGCACAAAACAGGAAAATTGTTTTCTATAAAAGTGGAGCCAGAGGCACAATCTATACTGGATAAATATAAAGGTGATAGATACTTGCTTAATATTATGGATAACCGTAGTAATTATACTAGTTTTACTACTAGCATTGACAGAGCATTGAAACAAATAGGTGAGGTCTCTATTTTGAAAAGGGGGAAAAAGATCAGAAATCCTCTTTTCCCAAAATTGTCCACATATTGGGCAAGGCATTCATGGGCTACATTGGCAGCGGAACTTGATATACCTAAAGAAACTATATCTGCCGGTTTAGGACATGAGATTGGTTCTGATGTTACTAGTATCTATATCAAATTCGATCAGAAGAAGGTGGATGATGCCAATAGGAGAGTGATTGACTATCTGTTTGGAAAAGAAAAAGCCGGGGAATGATGCCCGGCTTATATCGTTGGTTTAGAACCGCCACTTATTTTGGTTATAGCGTCATGCTCTGTGTTTTTTCTTTGTTTCTCATCCTCGTCTTTGAGATACTTGTTCCTTATATCTTTGATGTCGTTTGTCATTCCCCATACTTTGAAGAAGAGAATAATTTGTAAAACTCCGAATATTAGGAGTATGATGGTTAGAAAGTCAATCATAATCTTGTGTGTCTAATTTGTTATTTTAGCCATTTTGCAACTCCACCATGATGTGAGCATGTTCCTCTACGGCTTTTGCTAAAACTATATGTTCCATCTCTACATAAAGCTGTTGCTCCAGGAGGCGCGGAATTATAATAAGTTGGAGATTGTACTCGTTCTCCCTTTGAATTTGTATAATATTTAATAGATGTACTGTTATTGTATGTAGTAGTACATTCAATTTTTTCTTTTGAAAGGTATTTTGTCGAAACATATCCTATGTATCCATTATAGTTTACCGGAATCCATTTACATTCACAGTCTTCATCTATGGTAACTTGAGTGCCTTTAGGTATTTGAGTAATAATAGCAGAGGTTGTATTAGGAGCTTCTCTCAAATTTAGATTTGCCATAACATATCTTATAGTATCTTGCTGAATGGAAAGTTGAGCATTTAACAAGCAAGAAAATAAAAAAGAAAAAAATAGTATTATTCCTCTTTTCATAATTTCAAATATTTAGTTTGTTCTTTAATTCGTTGAAAGTATCTGGATTCTCAAAATCTCCCCAACAGTATTTCTTGTATCTGTCCCGGTCGAAGCTGTCTTTTTTCTCATAAACAATCAGGTAATCCTTATCACATAAAACAATCACAGAAGAATTAAGTAATCGGGCGTATGAGCGCGCTTGCAAATATGCTTCTTCTCTTTCCTTGTTATTCCTCATACACAGCTTGGCTTCAATCAACACTTTTGCCCTTTCCTCATTTGGTTTATTGCCATAATGTAACGCATAATCTGGGAATATCCTATGTCCTCTCCCTGCTTGGATTGGTAACTGCCGGATGAAGTCTTTGTTTTCATACCATCCCATAGAGTTAAGCAATGGTTCCAGCAATTGCTGTTCTACATCATGTTCGTACTCTATAATTACGTCTTTGGGCAAGGTTGGGGCATACAATTTTGGCAAAACCTCTATATCAAATCCTTTTGTTTTTATCATCCGAAGTAACTCTGAATAGTTCTCACTGTTAACCGACCAACCATTTACTCCCTGAAAGTTTTTTCTAACAAGTGGGTGTTTGAAAAAATATTCATCAGTTTGTAGTTCTTTCAAAGTAATGTGAGGAATATTTATTCTATTCCCAATATAGATACACCCGTAGTATCGGAATAGAGGGTCTATTACGCCATCCGTAAGCGATATCTCTATGCAAGTGATTGCACTGATTGGGGACGTTTCGTAATGAACAAGAATATCCCCTTTCTTTGTTTCGGGGCTTGACTGCCAGAATTTCGATTCTAAGGATTTATCTTCTTGGTATAACCTGCCGCCAATGAACCAGACTTGTGACGGTTTGGGCATGTCTATTTTCTCGCTTGGGAGATTATTGGGTGCGAAGTCGTATAGGAAAGACCATAGATCTGCTGGAGATAGTCCATTTTCTTTTCTGAACAAATAAAACACCTCGCAAAGTTCCCAATAATACATGCACCTTCCTTTGTAATCAGTTCTTTTGGGAATATTGGGGAGGTCTATGTTAAAGAAATCCGCTATTTTATTCAGCTCGAATATTCGGCAAAGGAACAGGTACGGGAAGAAATATTCTGGGGCGAACTGTGATAAGACATAGGACATCGGCTGGATAATCCCAAGCATATTCTTGAAGTCGTTAGCAGGAAGCCATTGTTGCCCTTCTACCCTTATGCCTAATGTGATAAGTGAAATGTATAAATCTTTTGCTTCTTCCAATGAGCTGGGATGGTCATAATCTGATACACCGTAGCAATATATATTCTCCAACCAATCGTTATATAAATCTTCTGGTATGAAATTAGCGTACGGACAATAATCCTTGAATAAAACATATCCTCCCGCATCGGAAAAGTATTTTATCATCTCTATTCCGATTGTGGTCTGTTTATATAGGTCCCATGTGTATTGGTTGAAACTCATGGCGTTTATTTCATCGTATTCATCCTAATGCTTAGTTTTACTAAAGCTAGTGCCTTAACTGATGCCAAAGGAAAATCTTTGGGTTGATGGTGCTGATTGTAACTTACCAACTTAATCCAATCACCTCCTTTTTCAGATTGATTTATGTATTTTACAGTTAGATATTCTTCACCTTCTACATCTATTGAAACCAAATACATTTCCCCATAAAAAATGTGTTGGATTTCTACGGGAACTTCTTTATAAGCTATAATATCTCCCGATTTCAATAAAGGATACATAGAATCTCCTTTGACATATACAGCACCGTCACATTTCGGTATGTTGGGGATACTTATCTTTCCTAGTATGTTTTGGTCTTTGTTCACCAAAAGAGATTTCAAATTTGCGGCAGCCTCAATGTCATATAGATTAATTATGCCTTCTTCATCTATCCTTTCTATATATTTAGGCTTATTGATAATCGTAACATCTCCTAGTTCAATCTCATCAGCCATTGCCTGTTGGACAAGATCGCCTAGAGACATATCCAAGGCTTTAGATATGATTATCAATTCTGATAGTCTTCTTTTAGATAAATCATCATATCTACCTATATTGGTAGATTCTATGCCTAACGCATCAGCTATTACTTTATTTGTAACACCTTGATTTCTAATTATTTGTCTTAATGTTATCATTTTAGATTAATCAAATTAGATATTATTAACACAAATAATAATCAAAAATGATATACTATATCAAAATTGATAGTATATTTGCATTATCAAATTAAACTGATACAAAGAAACGAAGATTAATTCAGATTTCAAATAGTATAAACATATTAAAATACACGATTATGAGAACAAGAGAATTTTTACACGAAGTAATGAGCCTTGCTTGGCAGTTCGTTAAGCGTAATGGCTACACCATGAGCGAAGCAATGAAGGTCGCTTGGGCTAACTTGAAGTTGAAAGGTGAGATGAAAAAGAAGATAGTGAAGTTCTACTTCAAAAAAGTGGACGGTTCCGTTCGTGAGGCATACGGTACACTAAATGAAAAGCTGATGCCTGCCATCACTGGTACTGACAACAGAAAAAAGAATGATACCGTCCAGACTTACTATGATACTGAACGCCAAGAATTCAGATGCTTCAAAAAAGCTAATCTGATGTCAATCGCATAAAAGATATGGATATGAATGCTTACACGATTAACCAGCAGTTGGATAGCCTTTATAAAGATTTAGAGGCTGCCCATAACAATGATGAAGAGGCTGTCTGCCTGATGTTCAATGCTGATAGCAAAAAAGAAGCTATCCAGTTGATAACGGATGAGATAGACAGTTTGGAAGATGCCTTAAAAGGTTTTGAAACTTGTGAAGATGATGGCATGGACTACGATGCTCTATGCCGGGTACAAGGTATCAGCCGATACGCATAATACACGATTATGTAACGCACGACAGCCCTACAGACGGATTGAACGGCAACCGATAGCGAGAATCGGGTAGGGTACTATTGATTAGTTCTTTGAAATTCTGTAAAAGCAATTACGGTGTAATTCATAAGCCGTTTTTGCCAACCAAAGATAACAAACGCACATAAGCAAGTTGGAGCTTGTGAGCTGTGCAATGTTTAACAATTAATAGAAAACACCGCAAAGAATCGTCTTTGAGCAGTGGGCATACGGGTTAGGCGTCCGTACTGTTTTCGACAATATAGCCTGTACTGAACTGAAATAAGGTTCTGCTATTCGATTAGGGTACAGGTACTTATTTAAATTTATACGATTATGAAAACAATCCAATTCATTTTATCCATATTGGTTAGTATATGCGCTGCCGGTATGCTTTACGGGGCTATCACTACTTACAGTCCTATGAAAATATTCTCTGTCACTATAATGGGTGTTATATGTGCCGGATGTGCTTTTCTAATAAGAATCTCTTATAAAGAGTTGAAATAAATGACAAATTGTAATACCGCTAAAAGGTAGACCTCAAATCCGGCACAAGGCGCATGGGTATGAGTGCACAATAACCTTGTAAACCAGCCGGGCGGTAATTTATGAAGTAGCATTGTTGGAATGCGTGTAAGCAATTAATTGTTGGTATTAACTCATATTCTGATTTCTATATTCATCTGGCTTACAAGAAGTAGGTTCGACTCCTACCTTTTTAACGATGTTTTAAACTTATACGATTATGACAGTGGAAGAATTAAGAGGCATGACGCATGAAGATTTAGTAAGGCGTGTGCAAGAACTGGAAGAGGCTAACGAAAAATTAGCTGAAGAGAAAAAAACATGGTATAAATCTTGGAGTGATTTGCAACAGAAGTTTGATCATTTCAAGAATGCGGTTAAAAGCATTGTTCTGATAATAGATTAGATATTCGTGTTTTATTTTGATGTTTGTACTGGGTGTGCCGTCCGTGAGGATAGTGCACCTTTTTTAATCGGATGGTTAGCTTATCGGTTAGAGCTTCGTGCTGTGCAACCAATTGGCACGATTGAGAGGGGTTCGATTCCCTTACCATCCACGAATCATTAATTAAATTTTATTCTTATGGCAAAAGAACTGAAAGAAAGAACAGAAATCAAGAAAAAGCTGAAAAAGAAGAATGACAGAATCAGCTTTGACTTTAGCGACAAGCTTGCCGGACAGCTTCGCAGGTGTACCGCTGATCTTAACAGGTTGGCAAGGATTGACCGGATAATAGACAAGGAGCAAACGTTGTATTCGGTGGACACTAACAGGGAAGCCGGATATATTGAGGTTATCCGCAATTATTAATCAGCCGACTTACACGATTATGAGGAGAGTTTTTAATGAACTTACACCTGAATGCGAGATTACGGCACGAATGTATGCACAAGGGTATGAGAAGAAGGAGATAGCCGATTTGAAATGCAGGGCTGTGAGCACAATAAACAACCAGTTGCAGAAGGCTTTCGAGATTCTTCATGTAAGAAATGGAAGAGAACTGGCGACCATGCTATATGAGCGTTTGGCTGGCATGAAATTCACTATGGATTTCCCACCAATAGCCCGTTCTGTTATCGCCTGTTGTTTATTATGTGTGTTTTCAATTACGTTTTATCAGGATTTCCATTCGGATATGCGTAGGGCAAGACGGATTAGAGAAGAGAAAATAGAATTTCTGAAAGATATGATATGAAAAGAGGAAAGGTTGAATCCGTACAGAAACTTTGGCTTAATAAGGATGAAGCGATGGCTTATTTGGGGTGTAGCGTTGATTACCTTGATAAACTTAGGAATAACGCCCAGGTTTCATTTGCCAAAGATGGAAAAATGATTTGGTACAATTTGGAGTCGATCAATAGATTTTTGAATAGAATGAAAGTAATATAAACCCTTTAAATTTTACGATTATGAGTCTTATTAAAAAAAGCAATGAATTAGTAATTCCTACCACAGTGAAAATGATGATCTACGGTCAGGCTGGTATGGGAAAATCAACAGTGGCATTGAGCGCACCGAAACCGTTATTATTGGACTTTGATAACGGAGTCAAACGTATGAATATGGCGCATTTGGAAAACATAGATACTGTACAGGTCACTTCATGGAGTGATGTCCAGCAGGTCTTGCAAGAGGACTTATCCGCTTATCAGACCATTGTAGTTGATACAATCGGTAAGATGATGGATTTCATCATTACTTATAAATGTGGCAGCCGCCAACCGTCTATCAGGGATTGGAGCGGTATCAATGCGGAGTTTTCATGGATGACACGAACACTCTCGGGGCTTAACAAGCATATTATTTTCGTTGCCCATCGTGACACAAGAAAAGAAGGTGATGATACGGTATTCATTCCTGCTTTACGTGAGAAATCCTACAATTCCATCGTTACTGAACTGGATTTGCTCGGTTATCTTGAAATGAAAAGCGAAAGAGGGGTACAAAGACGTACCATTACTTTCGACCCGACTTCAAGAAATGATGGTAAGAATACCTGCAACCTTCCTTCAGTGATGGAGGTTCCTACCATCCTAGACAAAAACGGTAATCCAACCGCCAAGAACGACTTTATCACTACCAAGATAATCAATTCGTATTTGGGTATGCTTGCAGCGAAGAAAGCGGCACAAGAAAAGTATGATAAGGTGATAGAGGAAATCAAAGAAAGTATCGAATTTATAACTGATGCCAAGTCCGCTAATGAGTTCGCTGCCCAGATTAATGAGTTTGAACATGTTGGTAGTTCTTTGATGATGGCGAGAAGTTTGTTTGCTGCAAAGGTAAAGGCTTTGGGACTGATATTCAATAAGGAAACTAAAATATACTCAGATGCAGCCTAATGAGATTTGGAAAGACATTCAAGGTTATGAAGGACTCTATCAAGTAAGTACCCTTGGTAGAGTTCGCTCTTTAGATAGGCTTATTAAAAGCAGGTATGGTAATTTTAGAAAGATAACAGGAAAGATAATTAAGCCTAATAAAATATGGAGTGGATATTTACGAATATCACTATGGAAACAACAACAAGTTGAATATAAATCTCTTCATAGACTTGTTGCCGAAACGTTTATTCCTAATCCGCAAAATTTACCATGTGTAAATCATAAAGATGAGGTTAAAAGCAATAACTCTGTTTCTAACTTAGAATGGTGCACATGGAGATACAATGCTAATTACGGAACAAGAAACGAACGGTTTAGCAAAAAGAAAATAAATCACCCGAAGATGTCAAAAGCCGTTGTTCAGTGTCGAGAGGATGGTACGTTAATAAGTACATTTGAAAGTGCTAAAGAGGCTGAAAGACAAACGGGTATTAACAATGCTAATATTATCAGTTGCTGTATAGGTAGAAGAAGCTTCCTTACAGCAGGTGGTTACAAATGGAGGTATAAGAATGAGTAAAATATCTTACAAAATATACCCAACGTTGCTGGATTCTTATCAAAATTATATAGATAGTGATAAGATATATCAAAAATATTACGCTTTTTCTGATAATCCCCCATGCGATGAGGATGAGTTTAGGGAAAAACAATTCCAATCTCTTATTGATAGGATAAATAGAGTACCTTTCGATAGTGAAGCTGCTGATAGAGGAACGTGTTTTGGGGAAATAATTGATTGTATGATTGAGAACCGTAAATCTTCTATAATGGAAATTAGCAAGGCATATCACGATGACGGAAAACTTTACGGGATAAAAGCTGTTTACAACAATCGCACTTTCACTTTTCACATTGACCTTTGCCGCGAGTTTGCCAACTACTACAAAGGAGCATTAACCCAACAAAGAGTAGAAGCCATCTTGCCTACTGCATACGGCAATGTTTTGGTTTATGGGGTAATTGACGAGCTGATGCCGGCCAGCGTCCACGACATCAAAACAACCGGAAGCTATACCGTAGGGAAGTTCAAAGACCACCATCAACACCTTGTTTATCCTTATGCTTTGATGCAGAACGGTTCGGATGTACGGACATTTGAGTATAACATTGTAGAGTTCAACAAAGGCGGTTATGTGGTAGATACCTATACGGAAACATACGTTTTCAATCCTGAACGTGATATTCCTATTCTTACTAATCATTGTGAGGAATTTATCCGGTTTTTGGAAGAAAACAGAGAACTTATAACCGATAAAAAGATATTAGGAGGAGAAAATTAATGGCAAACCAAATAACTGGACGGATAATCGAAATCGGACAAACTGTTCAAATACCATCCAAAAACGGTGGTTCCTCGTTTACAAAACGGGAGTTTATTTTAGATGCTACCACTTACGACCCTTATACGGGAGAGCGTAGCGAGTATGAGAACATTATTCCCTTAGAGTTTTCGGGTGACAAGTGTACAGAACTTGACCGCTTTAATCAGGGTGATGTTGTTACTGTATCATTTGTCTTACAAGGGCGTTCTTGGACGAATCAAGACGGAGAATTCAAACGTATGGTATCCATTCGATGCTATAAAATAGAAGCGCGTGGCGGTGTATCTCAATCCCAACAGACAACATCGATACAACAGCCAGCGCCACAACCGACTTATCAGCAACAGCCGCAGAACTTTCCGCCTCCGGTTGATGCTAATGGCAATGTAAAGGATGATTTGCCTTTTTAGCGTATGCTGTTCGACTTGAAGAATGATATGGAAGAGATTTGGAAAACAGTAAAAGGGTATAATGGATATTATCAAGTTTCTAATACAGGTAAAGTTCGGAATCCTAATAAGGTGCTTACTCCAAATGTTGGAGTAAAGAACGGATATGTTTATGTTACTTTGAGAAAAGATAAAAGACTGTTACATCGAATTGTTGCAGAAACTTTTATCCCCAATCCATTTAATAAACCAGAGGTAGACCACATTAATGGAATTAGAACGGATAATAATGTTTGTAATTTAAGGTGGGTAACTCGCACGGAAAACAATAATAATCCTATTACTAAAAGCCGTTTTAGTAAATCTGCTAAAGGTAAAGTTATCAATGCAGAAACTAAAAAACGAATGTCAATGAGCCGAAAAGGGGAAAAACATCCAATGTATAATAAAAAGCATTCAAGTTTTTCTAAAAGAAAGATGTCTATAACTCATTCAATTCCAGTTGTGCAATTTGGATTACAAATGAATTATATAGCTGAATTTGAAAGTGCAAAAGTGGCTTCTCTTGAAACACAAGTTGCTGCATCAAGTATCAATGCTTGTACGCTCGGCAAAAGGAAAACGGCTGGTGGCTATATTTGGAAAAAGAAAAATGATATTTAATTTATCAAATCATTATGAAATACCCAAGTTCAAGGAGTATGTAAACAAGCTGTTTAGTGAATGTGCGGTGGTGGAAGTGAAAAAGAAACTACCTAACCGCACGCTTGCCCAAAACAGCTACTTGCATCTTCTTTTAGGGTATTTCGGTAGTGAGTACGGTTGCAGTCTCGACGAAGCAAAAATTGATTTTTATAAGAGGACTTGCAACCGTGATTTATTTGAGAGAAAGACGGTCAACAAGAAAGGCAATGAAGTAACTTATTTGCGCAGTTCTGCCGAACTGACAACAGGTGAAATGACCTTGAGTATTGACCGTTTCCGAAATTGGAGCGCATCTGTCGCTGGTATCTACTTACCAGCAGCTAACGAACAACAAATGCTTATTTACGCACAACAAGAAATCGAACGTAATAAAGAGTTTATTTGATTATGGACAAATTTTTAGGACAAGAAATCCTTGAACAGGAACGTTGGCAGTTCCTTCAGGATAATGCCGATGCAGTAGAGAAAATCGGTTATACCCACCGATTCACACCCGAAGAATTGGCGCAAAAGAAAGAAACATTAGCCGAGGTATCAATCACCATCAATGATATTGAGATTGAAAAGAAAGAGGCTATGGAAGAGTTCAAAGAACGCCTGAAACCTTTGAATGAAGAAAAGCAGGAACTTCTGGACCACATCAAGAGAGGTTCTGAGTTTGTGGAAAATGAAGAATGTGCCAAAATTCTCTACCATGAGGAAAAGATGGCAGGATTCTATAACAAACTGGGTGAACTGGTTTACAGCCGTCCCATCATGCCACAGGAAATGCAAAAGACAGTATTCAGTATTAACCGTAAAACAGGAACAGATAATTAATTATGAGCGAAAACAAAATTAACTTGGTTGTGCCGAAAGACTACAACGGCGCACCGATTGAAGTAGTATTGAGAGAAGGCAAAGCGTCCGTAGCACTTGACCCGAAAGAACCGAAAAGAGTAGTTATCAATGGAACGATAGATGCACCTTTCAGATGGCTGGAAAAGCGTGTCGAACTGATTAATCAGAAATCCTCAAATATCATTGTCAACCGTGACAAGATGGGACTGGCATTGACTATTGATGAAACCAATTTCTATCAGACAGAAATCAACGGCATATTACAGGCTTCAAAAGAAATGATGGAGTTCGGCATCAATACAGATAAGAAATGGGAGCCCATCAAGCTGTCCCAGTTCTTCAAGATGCACCGGGCTTTCTTCAAAGACAAGTCCGAGAACATGACCTTGGTTTCTACTTTGAAGAATTTCAAGGCTAAAGTAAATCAGGATATTGAGCGCAGCAAGGAAGAGAATGGAAGCAAGACAGACAATTACTCGCAAGTGGTAGATTCAAACCTGCCGAAATCATTCAAACTGAACATTCCTCTTTTCAAAGGTTTTGCCAATGAAGAAATCGAGGTTGAGATTTACGCAGATGTGGATGGTCGGGATGTTTCTCTTTCCCTCGTGTCTGCCGGAGCGAATGAAGCCATCGAGGAATACAAGAACAAGGTGATTGATACTCTGATTGAAGCAATCAGAGGCATTGCGCCTGACATCGTAATCATCGAAGTATAGATTTCGTTTACACAGGGATAAAATAGTCACAGGGCGCTAAGACTAAATGAGCTGAAGTTCCAAGTGCGCATAGGAATGGAAGCCATCAAGACCGTAGCTGTAAATAACAGGTTAAGTAGTTTAAAGATCGTAGGATAGTCAATCTACGGACGAAAGCGAGAAAGCAGACGATACTTGTGCAGGTTCGACCCCTGCTTATCCCTCATAAATGTGAGCCACACATAAATGGCAAGGGTTAGTGAATAATGGTTGTGCCCCGGAGAATGCGCTTCGGGGCTTTAATAAAAAACAACATGGAAACTTGGCAAGAAGTGACGGATTTAAAGACGAGCATCATAAGACACTTTCAAGAGGAAGTAGGTGCTTCGTATGATTTTAGAGATATTATAGACAATCTGGATGACGATGAGGTTCTGGATTCTATCATAAGTGGCAGAAAGCAACAACGTTTTAATTTTAAAAGATAAGATATGCCATACTACATAAAACGAAAGGCTAAGAAGAAAAACAAGCCTTTACCTCTGTTTGATAAAGCAGGGATAACAGTAAAGAAGAAGCCGGATTTGAAAGCTAAGCTCGACAAGGAGTTTTCCCTTTTTATCCGGCTTCGTGATTGTATGCCAAACGGTTCCTTCCGATGTATATCATGTGGACAGATAAAGCCGTTTACACAAGCGGACTGCGGTCACTATTTCAGTCGCACACATTTGGCTACACGTTTCGATGAAGATAATTGCCATGCTGAATGCCGACACTGCAACCGGTTCAAAGCTGACCATTTGGAAGGCTACCGGGTTAATCTGATAGCTAAAATCGGGCAACAGAAATTTGACTTGCTGAAAGTAAAAGCTGCTGGTACTTCTAAGATGTCAGATTTTGAGTACGAGCAACTAATTAAGTATTACAAAGCACTCAATAAGAAATTACGAAAGGAGAAAGGAATATGAAATCCACTATCATTGAAGAAGTTGAATATAAACTCACACCGATAAAAAAAGAAAATAAGACAATAGCTTTATTTATCCTCACTATGCCCAAAAACAATTCATGGAATGGTAAATGGACTGGAGAAGGAAATTTATATGCCTATTCGCAGGTTGCATTTAGACGTGGAAAGCCAATCTATTCAAATCTAAAAGAAGGAAACTTCTATTATGATTTTGGCGATGGATGGGTAGCAAATGTGGAAGTCAGATATGTTACACCAAGCGAATCTAAAAAAATAATGCGGAAATCTAAAGGTTTCTGTGGATATACTTGGATGTGCGATGAGATAATGAAACTTGGAAGAATCAGAACCGTTACAGAAAGAAGAGCAGACAATGTACAAACTACGTGATTACCAACAGAAAGCCTCTGATGCTGCCGTTTCTTTCTTCAACAACAAGACCAAGAAAACTAATGCCATTATGGTGTTACCTACGGGCAGCGGAAAGTCGCTTATCATAGCGGATATAGCCGCAAGGCTTGACGGACATACCTTGGTGTTCCAGCCAAGCAAAGAGATATTGGAACAAAATTTTAAGAAGCTCTGTTCATACGGTATTCTTGATTGCAGTATCTATTCGGCTTCCTTTAATTCAAAGGAGATAAGCCGGATAACATTTGCCACCATCGGCAGTGTGAAGAATCATCCCGAACTGTTTACCCACTTCAAGAACATCATTGTGGATGAATGTCATCTTGTAAACCCCAAAGAGGGAATGTACAAGGATTTTTTTGATGCAGTGAAGTGTAAGGTTCTTGGACTGACAGCAACGCCATACCGTTTAAGCTCCAGCCGTGATTTCGGCTCCATGCTGAAATTTATCACTCGGACAAAACCTCATGTCTTTTCAGAGGTCATTTATCATGTACAGGTATCAACCTTATTAGATATGGGCTACTTGGCGAAGTTGGATTACTATTCAATGAATCCTTCAGGGTGGAATGAACTTAACTTGAAAGTAAATACTACTGGTGCCGACTATACGGATAGGTCAGTTCAAAAAGAATATGAACGGATAGACTTCTACGGTTATCTCGTTCATATCGTCCAAAGGCTGATGAATCCCAAAGCCGGAGGAAAACGGAAGGGTATTTTGGTCTTTACCCGTTTTTTGAAAGAAGCGGAACGGTTAACGATGTCAATACCCGGTTGCGCTATCGTTTCAGGTGATACTCCTAAGAAAGAACGTGAACATATTCTTGAGGCGTTCAAAGCTGGTGAAATTCCGGTAGTAGCTAATGTGGGTGTACTTACGACTGGCTTTGACTATCCGGAACTTGATACGGTCGTTATGGCACGTCCTACAATGTCACTTGCCATGTGGTATCAGATAGTCGGTCGTGCCATCCGCCCGCATCCTTCTAAAGAATGTGGATGGATTGTGGATTTATGCGGTAACATCAAACGTTTCGGAGAGGTGTCGGATTTACGATTGTTTGATAGCGGTAATGGTAAGTGGGCTGTATTTTCTAACGGAAGGCAATTAACTAACGTGAGATTCTAAGACTATGGACGAAGGATTTTTGAGGCTAAGCCGCAGGTTTTTCTCGAATGAAATGTGGAATGAAGCCCGTACTTTTAGCAGTTGCGAAGCGTGGTTAGACTTAATTCAGTCTGCACGATTTGAGGCAACGCCCCGAAAGGAGAGTATCGGAGGTCGAGAAATCTCTTATTCAAGAGGTCAATATCCTGCATCCATAAGATTTCTGTCACAGCGTTGGAAATGGTCTGAAAAGAAAGTGCGTTCCTTTCTTGTGCATCTTAGAAAGAAAGGTATGATAACTGTTGAGTGCAATCAAGGAATGAACCTTATAACCTTATGTAAATATGAAGAATATAATCCAATGGGCACAACCAAGGACACAAGTAAGGGCACAGGTATTGAAAAGGAAATCAATGAATTAAGACAGGAATGGGCACAACTAAGGGCACAACTTGGGGCACAGTCCATGAACAACAATCTACCGCAATCCAAACTTTTACAAAAATCAGGGCACACAGAGGGCACAAATATAAAGAAAGAAGAAAGAGAGTATATAGATATATCTCTACATCAAAAGAAAGAAAATACTCCTGACGGAGTATCAAAGAAAGACAAGCTTTCTTCGCCCTCCCCCTCTGAAAAGATTGATTACAGCGGATTGATGGAATACTATAATACCACATTCAAAGACAGACTCCAGCAGATAAGATCAATGACTGATGTGAGAAAAAAGGCTGTAAAAGCCCGGATAGCCCAATATGGGAAAGAGTCAGTGAGGAGTGTTTTCAATCTCATTCTTCAATCCCCGTTCCTACTTGGAGCTAATGACCGCAATTGGAAATGCGACTTTGATTGGATTTTCAAACAAGCAAACTTTACTAAAATATTGGAAGGAAACTATAATGGGACAAGACTTAGTAAAAATCAACAGGATAGCGAGCTGCGAAAACGTGATTCAGTTCTTGCAGTCGCTACAACCGTTAGAGAAGCTGCCGCAAAAAAGAGAAAGGAACTTGAAGCAGAGGGCGTTATTGAATAAATATCCCGATCCTGCACAATTCATTCTTGATTACAACCCTGATTTGCAGTTCAAACTTGTCAGATGTAATGCAACCCATTCAGAACTGGCGTTGAATGACAGCATTCCGAGTTTAGGGCTATTGTCTTCTACTTATGGGGATGAAACACCGATAGAATGGCTAAAGATACAATTTGGCTCATTGAATGACTTTGCAGAAGTTTCAACCAAGATAGCGAAAGAGCAACTTTCTGAACTATCGGAGATATTCCTTTCGGAGTATTATTATATAAATGCCGCTGAAATCTGTTTTTTCATAGCACGGTTTAAGTCAGGGAAGTATGGGCGGTTCTACGGTTCAATAGATCCATTGAAAATAACAAGTGCGATGCTGGACTACGTTTCTGAACGTCGGAAAGATATTGAACGGAAAGAGCGTGAACGATACAGAAACCAACGTGAAAAAGAGATAGAGGAGCGTGGAAATAACAGAATCTCTTATGCTGAGTACATTGAAATCAAGCACCGTGCTGATGCAGGAGATGAGGAAGCCAGAAAAATGCTGATGTCACCATGAGAATAACCGTTTACTGGGTAACAAGAAATCCGGATGTTATCGTAAGAATCCGGAAAAAGTTCAATATCCCAAGTTATACTTCCGTGAACTACGAAACAGAATGTGAAATCAAGGATGAAGACTTTTCACTGTTAGAAGAAACAGAACGAAGGGGATTTATTCAAATTAGAAATAAGAATACACGATTATGAAATCATTAAAAGAAATACTAAGGAGTTTAGAAGGTCTGTCCGATATCGAATTGTTCGTGATAGACCTTTTTTGTGGTGCCGGCGGTTTGTCCGAAGGTGTGGAAGAAGCACGATTGGATGGAAATAGATGTGGAAAGGTTGTTTGTTGTGTGAACCATGACAAGAATGCCATCCTTTCACATGATGCCAATATCCCTGATGCACTTCACTTTATTGAGGATATCCGTACACTGGAACTTTCCCCGATAAGCACTATTGTAGAACGTATTCGTCAGTTATACCCTGATGCCATGATAATGCTTCATGCTTCTTTGGAGTGTACCAACTTCTCGAAAGCCAAAGGCGGTCAGCCACGTGATGCTGATAGCCGGACACTGGCTGAACATCTCTTCCGCTACATTGATGTGATAGATCCTGATTATATTCAGATTGAGAATGTGGAAGAGTTTATGAGCTGGGGAGATATGGACGAAAAAGGGAAGCCTATCAGCATGGACAAAGGCAGGCTTTATCAGAAGTGGGTGCGCAATGTCAAGAAGTACGGTTACAACTTTGAGCACCGCATCCTGAACGCTGCCGACTTCGGTGCCTACACCACAAGGAAACGCTTCTTCGGCATCTTTGCTAAAAAGAGCTTGCCGATAGTATTCCCTGAACCGACCCACTGTAAAGGTGGCAGGCAGGACATGTTTTCTAAGCTGGAAAAATGGAAACCCGTCAAGGAAGTTCTTGATTTTTCTGACGAAGGAACTACCATCTTTAGGGAAAAGCCTCTTGCAGAGAAAACGCTTGAACGCATCTATGCCGGACTTATCAAATTTGTAGCCGGAGGAAAGGATGCTTTCCTTTCCCGTTACAATACGGTTCGCCCTCAAGACACATGCAAATCAGTTGATGAACCATGCGGAGTGTTGACTACTGAAAACCGCTTTGCAAAGGTACAGGTAAGTTTCCTCTCCAAACAGTTCAGCGGACATCCCGAAAGCAAGAATGTGTCTGTAGAAGAACCGGCAGGTGCAATCACCTGCAAAGACCACCATGTTTTTGTCTCTGCTTATTATGGAAATGGACATAATCATTCGGTAGACCTTCCAGCTCCAACGGTCACAACGAAGGACAGGATGGCTTTAATTGAAAGCCGATTTATGTGTTCTTATAACTTTAAGGATACAGGAAAGGATATTAACCAGCCTTGTCCTACACTTCTGACGAAAGACAGACTTTCTCTTGTATCTCCGTTTTTTATGAACCAATATTCTGGAGGTGGTCAGGTGTCTGATATAAACTCACCATGCCCCGCTGTTACCACAACACCGAAACAAAACTTGGTAACATGCCAGCCGTGGATAATGAATACTGCATTCTCAAATGTAGGTAGCAGTATAGAGGAACCCTCCCAGACCATTACCGCAAACAGGAAATGGCACTATCTGATGAATCCACAGTTCAACAGTGCTGGCGGCTCTGTTGATAGCCCCTGCTTCACATTAATAGCCCGCATGGATAAGATGCCGCCCTATCTAGTAGCAACAGAAAGCGGTCAGGTAGCGATTGAAATCTACGACAATGATAGTCCTATGACCGTGAAGATAAAGGAGTTCATGGCACTGTATGGCATAGTGGATATTAAAATGCGGATGCTTCGCATTCCGGAACTCAAAAAGATTATGGGATTCCCTGAAGATTATGTTTTAATAGGCACACAAGCTGACCAAAAGAAGTTTATCGGGAATGCAGTGGAGGTTACACAAGCGAGAAAAAATACTGAAGCACTTTGCAAAGTATTGAGAAAGTTGAGATTGAAGAAATCAAAAGAAATAGCTTAATGGAAAATGGAAAACTTATATTAGATGCCTGCTGTGGCAGTAGAATGTTTTGGTTTGACAAACATAATCCTCTTGCCTTATTCGTTGATAAGAGATCGGAGATAGTAACAGCCAAGGATAGAGATAAAATCAGGACCATAGAGATAAAACCGGATATAATAGCCGATTTCACCCACTTGCCGTTTGAGGACAATTCTTTCTACATGGTGGTATTCGACCCACCGCACCTGAAAACACTTGGTACAACCTCATGGATGGCTAAGAAGTACGGGAAACTGCCGAAAGACTGGCAGTTACTCATACACGATGGATTTACTGAGTGTATGCGCGTCTTGAAGCCTAACGGCACGCTTATATTCAAATGGAACGAGAGTGAGATAAAAGCTGCGGAAGTTTTGTCTGTTATCCCGTTCAAACCTCTTTTCGGACATACTACTGGAAGACAGAGCAAGACAATATGGATGTGCTTTATGAAATTGCCAATTAACGAATAACTATAAAGAAATGAATAAAACTCAAAAGAAATTGTTGGCAAGGCTTATGGCTGTTACAAACAGCCTTGGCGGAACGCTTGACGGTACTGCTACCTGTGAGCAAAAATACATTGATAGGCAACGTGCTCACAGGCTCTCATACAAGGTCATATATGGTTTATTTGGCGATAATCCTAACAATCCCTATCGTGAAGATGATATAAATAATGCCTATAAAGCTATTGAGGAAATGGAGAAACTGGTACAAAAGGTATATCCTGACCGGAGTGGCTTTTTGAAAAATGAAGAAAAACAATAACCCTCAAAACTGATTAATAATGAATTAATTCACAAATGTGCTAATATGCCAATTATCATGCGGAATAGAGCGCAGCCAATTGGCATATTAGCACATTGACCCATTGGCAAATTATTCAAAACCGAATAGAAATGAACACAACATTTGAAAAATCGTCTAATTCTACCGATGAATGGTACACACCGAAAGAAATTATAGATGCATTAGGGAAGTTTGATTTAGATCCATGTGCTCCGGTTAACCCACTTTGGGAAACAGCCACACAAATGTATAACAAGAATGATGACGGACTATCGCAAGAATGGAAAGGTCGTGTATGGCTCAATCCGCCTTACTCTCGTCCTCTTATTGAACGGTTCGTTAATCGGTTGGCAGAGCATGGTAACGGAATTGCATTACTCTTTAATCGTTGTGACTCAAAGATGTTTCAAGATGTAATATTTGAGAAGGCAATAGCGATAAAGTTTTTGCGTAATAGGATTCGTTTTTTTCGCCCGGATGGTACGCGCGGAGATTCACCCGGTTGTGGTTCCATCTTAATCGCTTTTGGTGAAGAGAATGCAGAGATACTAAGGACTTGTTATATAGCAGGTAAGTATGTACGAATCAATTAACGTAAAACAGAGAAGAAAGAGGATAATCGAGATAGTAGCGAACTTACTTTCTTTTTGGATACCAAAGATTTGTCCTACCACTATCATAGAGAGTGGTCAACAGAAAAATGGCATGGAGAACGTCTTGGGTTAAATGCAATAAAGTTTTTGATTGAAAAGGGCTATGATGTGCCAATTTATTAATTCAAATAGGAACAGATTATGAATGAAGTTAGAAAGCTATATAACGATGATGGATGCGTTCTTAAAGAGGCATCTAGCAATGACTATGAATCATGGAGTTCAGCAAGAACACTTGGTCCTATGGAAAGAAGGAAAGAATACAGAAACCTATGTTATAATTTTGAATATGAGCGGGGAACTAATATCCCTCACTGTGCAAAGAAAGGTGTATGTGATGAGGATTGCGAATACATGAGAAACTTTAAAGAATAGGATATGAAACAAACATTAGAAGAAGCAGCCAAAAGTATGGCTTACGATAAGATGCCTGATTGGGGAGGATTGCCAATGGTAGCAAAAAAATATTTTATTAAAGGCGCCGAATGGCAGTCAAAGCAATCACCTTGGATAAGTGTTAAGGAACGGTTGCCAGAACAAAACAAGCTTGTCCTTTGCAGAATGGTATCAAATGGAGCGATTGTTAGTGGTTATATCGTTGTTTCACCCGGGAGATCGCCATACGTTGCGACAGACGGAGGATTTGAATTTGAGGATTGGAACGACTACGAGTGTGACATGTGGATGCTCATTCCGTCTTTTGATGAAATACTCGAAGCCAATAAGGATGTACTTGAACGGATTAAAGAGAAAGGAGATTAATATGGGATATAGATGTCCGGGATGCGGAAAAGACTTTGGGATTGACAAGGAAGCATTGTATCATCATCTCGATTTTGAAAGCGGTGAGTGCTCTACATACGCCTATGCTGCTCTTGCAGGTGTAAAAAGGATATTAGGAGAGAAGTCGTATGCTGACAGGAAGTTACAAGATAGAAAAAGAATATCAAAATCTTATTCGCAAATAAGCCCCAACCATAATTGGATAAAACAAAATATCATCAGTGATGAAAATGGATATGATATTGTAGTTTGTTCACGATGCGGCATTAAAGCAAAACGAAGAATGAGTAGTTTTACTTTTGATATGAGACAATCCATGAAGAAAATTGAAAATTGCATTGACGAATAAATTTTATACATGGAAAGATACAAAATGATTAGGAAATGAAACAGGCATTATCAATCGAGCAGATGAAGCACTTGCAGGAGTTTGGGCTGGATACAAGCGATGCAAGTATGACATGGATGTTGTATCCTTATGAAGAAGACAAACAACCCAAATTAAGTTTACGTGAATGGAATACTTTCAAGGAACCATTTAGGATACAACATTGTATCCCTGCATTTACTTTGCTTGACGTTTTAGAATTGTTACCGAAAGAAATAAAAACAGGTACAGATAATTATTGGCTTACAATGTCCCATGATAGCGAAAAATGGTATATATGCTACTCGGAGTTTGACTACTATAAAGAATTTAGGTCTCATTCATTAATTGATGCGGCATACGATATGTTGTGTTGGTGCATTGAAGAAGAGTATGTTAAAGTTGGAGAGGATGAATAACTATGGATGATTTGACAAAAATATTATTTTCAGTAGTTCTTATAATGCTATATAACTGTGCTTGTGGCTATGGATACGAAATATCTAAAGCTGATAATGGAACTCATATAACTAGTTCTGTTTATGAAGGACCTAATGATGGTGGTAAATGGGATATTTACGAAGAAGCACTTGAAGCAGGATTACAGGAAGCATTAAAACTTATATGATTATGGAAACAGCAGAAGTAATATTTAAATTTATCATTGTCTCATTAAATGCTTATGCTTTGATGTTTACCTTAATCTTGGTAAGTAAGTGGCACAGACGCATGGAAGACAAGCTGGATAAGATAGAAGGATATGTCCGACATGTATCAGATCGTAACGATATTGTTTACATTAACCAGCTTTCGGAATTGCAAAGACTGTTGATAAAAGAAGAACGGTATGAGGAAGCCGATAATATTGGAAAAATAAATAAGGATGAAGAAATTAAATTAGGACTAAGGGAATGAAGAATATTAATTTGAACGAACTACGAGATCGTGCTTATAAGACAGCTTGCGAGCACGGTTTCCACGATAAGGAACTGAGTAATGAACACTGCTTTTGCCTTATCATCAGCGAGCTTATGGAAGCAGTGGAAGCGGACCGAAAAGGGAAACATGCCGACAGAGAATCTTTTAAATCTTCTTATGAGGATGAAGAACCGCACGATGATGTCAATTTCAAGTATTGTTTTGAAAAATATATCAAAGGAACGGTGGAGGAAGAATTAGCTGATGTTGTGATACGCTGTCTTGACCTTGCTGGGCTGCGCGGCTGGGATTTGCAAGATACGTTGGATAATGTGGATGAACTCAATGACGTTTCAGACTTTTTCCAAGAACACACATTTGTAGAGATAGTTTTTGATATTTGCACCGGAACAATTATATCCGAATCTACAAGGTCGGTTAAAGGAGTGATTCTTGATGTATGGCAATACTGTCTTTGGAAAGGAATAGATATTGAGTGGTTCATTGAACAGAAGATGAGATACAATGAATTAAGACCTATGTTGAACGGGAAAAAGTATTGAATATGAAAACAATATTATTTACAATTATATGTATTATCGCCCTATTATGGGTTGGAGATCTCACAATTACATTTAAGCCGTTTTCTATATCACTTCCCGGTTGGTATAAGCCTGTAGGTATCCTTCTATTTTTTCTGTCAATGGCGGTATATATCACAGGGGATTATATCAAAGGGTATAAACAAGGTTTCGATGATGGAGTAAAGGAATGTATTGAAATACTTAAAAAGAAAAATCCATGAGCAAACTATATAAAGTAATCATTTTCGGGGAATCATTCTTAATCGGGTGGTTCCCTTTTTCTTCACACTGGTACAACAAGCTAAAGATAATCAAATGATAGTACGTCATTTTATAAGAGTTCCGGTTGGAAGTACTGTCTATTGCGACAATCAGCCGGTTAAAATACTGGAGAAAGGATATGCCCTTGCTCTATGTGATGTCAATGGGAAACGGGTATATATCACCTGCTATGATTTGGAAAAGAAACCATTCGTCAGCACGAATGGGGGAGAATGAAAAAGAGCCAACCCACGCACGACCATGAATCAGCTCTTCCTTACACGATTATGATGCAAATATACTATTTACTTTTAAAATAATCGTGTTATGGAACTGGATTTTAACAAAATAATTCGTCTTAAAAAGATTCGTATTGAGAAGTCTGAACTTTCGGAAGAAGAAAACGCTTTGACTGAACCGGTTTTAAAAGACAAGAGCCTTATCCATGAAATCTATAAAATATTTGTTGAAGTGCTGAATGAAAGAGGATGTCCCCCAAACATTGATAGTGTGACCCAGAGAAAGAAATTCATCTTTATTATCCTGTACCTATTTTCCCCAAGTTCACTTGCCGGAGGAAAAATGACTGCAGGGCTACGTGAGGAGATGTCAAGGGTATTGGGTGTTCAGTCCAAGAGTACAATTTCCGACAATTGTGCTGATGTCGTGTTTCTGTATCAGAATTATGGGGACTTTAGTGGAGATATAGAGTATCTTTACACCGAAATCGTAAATCGGTTAAAATTCAAAGGGCTAATCAATTAATGAGCCGGAGTGCAGTACTCCGACTTTTGTTATGTGTACACGGTGTTAAAAGTAACAAATATGTTATTTCTTTCTTCATCTTTGCTTGTTTTATTGTAACAAATATGTTACTTTTGTAGTGTCAATTAAAAATGTTCTTTGATTTTATGAAGTATTCAGAGTTTTACAAATTGATTGAATCAGCTGGCTGGACAATCAAAAAGGGAAAGAAACATTATAAATATGTTCATCCCGACTTTGACTACTTTATTCCTGTTGGCAGACATCAGTCTCAAGAGATACCAAATGGTACTCTTGACAGTATGTTGAAAAAGGCAGGGTTAAAGAAGTGAAAGGACTGCACCCACTTCGGTGGGTGCTTTAATTGACGAATTTAAAATACACGATTATGAAGAAGATTAAGGCAATTATCGAAAAGGCGAATGATGGGGGTATTTCCGTATATTCGGAGGATGTGAACGGAGCGTACGGTTTTGGGCTTACAGAGCAGGAAGCGAAAGATGATTTTATGTCCGTACTTGAGGAGCAGGCCGGATATTATAAAGAAAAACATGGAGACTTTCCTGTGTGGTATAAGTCTGGGTATTCTGTTGATTACGTATATGATTTAAGCGGATTCTTCGAGGCATTTCCTTTCATAAATGCCAGTAAGTTTGCAAAGGAAATTGGCATGAATGAATCTGTCATGCGGAAATATAAGGGAAAGATTGTAACAGCTTCCGATAAACAAAGAGCTCTTATACAAGAGAGATATAATAATCTTCTCAGAAGAATGGAAGCTGTCAGATTCTGATATTCTAGCCGTGAGGCTCTGATATAAAATCAAGAACTAATTGACAACAGAAGGCGCATCATTTTGGTGCGCCTTTATTGCTTTTAATGAGGTTATCAATGAGTAAGCCGGAGTTTAATGCTCTGGCTTTACTTTTAATCTTTCACATATTTTTGGTAATACTCTCTTGTATTACTTGTTGGTAAAACAAGTGGAATGGAAAACTTTATTTTACTAACACTTTCATTTTGTATTGCATTTTCTGACGAAGTACCAACATTTATAATTTTGGCGATTCCTATTCCTGATTTATTACCTTCTTTTTCGGTAACGGAAATAGCTATGTCCATCTCTATATTTTGTACTTTGGTCTTTCGGTTATAATATTCATAATGAGATTCATTGTCAATATAATATTCTCCTTTTTCAGATTGAATATCATCGGGACAAATTAGGACATGTTTATCTTTGTATTTTTCTTGTGTTTCTGAAACAGCATCTATTATTTGACTAAGTGTTTCTTTTATAAAGTCTTTTAGTTCCATATTTTTTTATTTATAGTATTCCTTCCCTCGTATATTCTTATGTTCCGGCATACGTGGTTCTCCATCAAAATGTATTTTACCTCCGCAGTGAGGACAGATGATAGTGTTGGTATCATCTTTTATATCCATATCATCAACAAAGAAATCACCAACCTTGCATCCAATAACATCTGCTATTTTCTGTAATGTTCCTACTGTTGGATTTCTACTAAGGTTTTGGGCAAGTGTAACTCTTGTTATACCCATTTTTTTTGCAACTGCTTCCATTGTGAAGCCTTTCTGCTTGATTATTGTCTTTACTTCCATGTGTGTATGATTTTAATCAGATGCAAATATAGGGGTAAAAATCGAATAAACAAATTAAATCAGCTTGTTTTGATTGAATATAGTCATTTGTATTAAAATGTATTTAGATTATAATCATACTTATGCTGTTTTTGTTAATATATGATAATAATCATACAAATAACATATTTATTTATTGTATGTATGATTTTAATCATTACATTTGCATCATCAGAAACGAAGTAATAACAAATAAAACGATATACGATCATGGCAATAAAGAAGGTTGATGAAAAGAAAACATTGAAGTATGCAGTAGCATTCTACTTCTGTACATCAGGTAAAATAAACTTCATGTTAGGCAATAAAATGTATCAGCATATAAATACTGTTTATGACCAAAGAGAAGATGGTAGAGGTTTCAATACTTGTGAAGTCGTTTATAACTACAAGGCTCAAAAGTACGAGGTTCTGAATGTAGATACAGAGATAGGCAATAAAGAGATTACAATATTATAAGTTTAACCAGCAGGGCGAAAGCCCTGCGCAATATAGAAGAATATGAAAGAAAATATATTTTTAAAAGCAGTTATAGAAAAACCGTTATTGAATAATGAACCAGAGGTTTTACACCTTTTCGTTCAAATTATCAATGAAATCACTTCTTGTATGTCAGAAGACGAGTTAAAGGGCTGTATGAACTCTTTAACAGTACAATACCCTTACTTTAAACTGTTTTTCGATTATGGTTTCAGACATAATCACATGTGGGTGAAAGAATCAGGTTCTTTGGTAAGATTGATATTGGTTGAGTTCTAATCCGGTAGCCTTCGGGCTACCACAATATACACGATTATGAAAGCAGATCTAGTTTTAGTTATCAGCCCTGAAGCCCCACTGATGAAGCAACTGGGTAAAGTATTGGGTAAGATGGCAACCCCTTATGACTTCTCTACTATAGAGAGGGGTGAAAAGTACATCACCATACAGCATGATGAAACTGGGCTTGTAGTGGCTTATACGAGTGAAGAAAGATTGAATGTGAAACATTAAATATAGATTGATTATGAACGAAGAACTTTTAAAATTAGCATACCAATCTCTCAAACGTCAATTTGATGACATTAGCAAAGATAGTTGGATATGGGCTGATTTCTTTGAAGATGAAAAAGTGGGATTTGATTACTTCAAAAAACAAATTGAACAGGACGAAGATTTCGCCTCCCTGCAAGACGAGACATATTACTTGGGCGAGGATTTAGATGAGCTGGCGTATGATATAGCTTATGAAATTGCTTCAAAGTTGAGAGAAAATGATTTTTTTCATCAATGCGGACAATGTATGTTAGAGAACTTATAGAATTGAATGATTATGGATAGAGGTAAAGAAATAGAATTGGCAGCTAATTCTATCATAGATGATTTGAACGGCTTAGAGGGGTTCGATAGAACTGATATGATAAATATGTTTGGCTCTGGCATTACTTGGGCAGAAGAACATCCAATAACAGACAGTAACGGTTGTAAATTCTGTAAAGGTGAATCGGTAACAGAATGGGGATGCTTAGGTCGTTCAAGAAAAGGACGTTTAAAGTATGGATATAAAGAAATCGTTGAACCTGTAGATTTTGGTAATACTTGCAGTCTAACAATCACTGGAACAACGCTTAATGTCGATTACAACGCATATTCAACCGATTCTTCTTTTTATGATGAAATAGCGATTAACTTTTGCCCGATGTGTGGCAGAAAACTGAATGAAGTAGAAAATAATGAAAATAAATAGCTTATGAACTCAATTAACGACGAAAGAGGTTGCAGCGTATGTCAACCCGGTAAAGAAAACTATTGCACTTACATTACCAAATTGAAAGGTAAGAGAGTAAGAATGTACCAATATGACTATCGCACTGAAAGTGGCGAACTGTTTGCTTGTTGTGCACCTACCTTAGAGGCGTGTAGAGAAAGACGGGATAAATGGCTTAGTTCACGACAATAAGCCGATTGTCGTGTATAACGATTGAAGATATTTCGTTATCTTTGGTTGTGGTAGTACCTTTGGGGTACAATCGCGGGGTGGAGCAGTTGGTTAGCTCGCTACTTTGACTTGGTAGAGGTCGGTTGTTCGATTCAGCCCCCCGCAACAATGAATATTAACTTGAAAATTTGACACGATTATGAACATTCTTACATTAAGCATCAAACAGAAGTATTTCGATGAAATCTTGGCAGGCAAGAAAACCCACGAATACCGTGAAATCAGACCAACAAACGCTAAGAAATATATCACTTACCTATGTGGCGGTAAAGAATATCCGACTGATGCAGAACTGCCTGAAGAAGGTGAGGTAGAATTGAAGCCTATCAAGTACGATGCAATCAAGCTTCTGACAGGTGCATATACGGGTAAACGTCCTTACATCATTATAGAGGTAAAGAATGCAGAAGCAGTAATTCTCACAGATGAAAACGGTAATGATATTGTTTACGAACATCAAGGCGAAGAATATCTTGCCGCACAAATGGATTATACTTTGGGTAAGATATTAGAGAAACATATAGATTGATTTGTTTAACTTTTAAAATTAGAAAGCAGAGTCGCAAGAAGAATTAACAGAGTAGCCGGACCTCGCAGAAATATGAATGGTGCAGGGGCAGGTGGTAGATTGGTTGCCAATCGTAGAGGTACAGCAAGTGCCACACAGTTAGGATCACGCAGACAGCGTTACAGTGATCTTCGTACTTCATTTGGTTTAAGTGGTGGCTAGCTATGAACAAAGTAGAACAAGCGAGCCAATATATAGACCTCATTCGGGTAAAATCGAATGAGGCTTTACTGTTTTTATCACTTGGTAAAGATTCGCTTGTTCTGCTTGATTTAGTCTATCCGAAGTTTGACCGGATTGTTTGCGTGTTCATGTATTTCGTCAAGAATTTGGAACATATTAACCGTTGGATAAACTGGACTAAAGCCAAATATCCGAAAATAGAGTTTGTTCAAGTACCACATTGGAATCTCACTTATATTCTCCGTGGCGGTATGTATTGTGTGCCAAATCTGAAAGTAAAGCTGTTGAAGTTGGCAGATGTGGTAAAGGCTATGCAACTTACTCATGGAGTTTATTATACATTCTTGGGCATGAAAAAAGCTGACGGTATGAATCGTAGACTTATGTTGAAAGGGTATGAGGTAAACGGCTACGAGAATAACGGTATGGTTTATCCTTTAGCTGATTGGACACAAAAGGATATTCTTGCTTATATGAGGCAGCATAATTTACCCGAACCAGTTCGGTATTCATTGAAAGCCAGTTCGGGAGTAGGCTTCAATCTTGATTGTATGCTTTGGATGGAGAAGAACTATCCACAGGACTTACAGAGAATTTACAAAACTTTCCCGATGGCTGAAAGAGTACTTTGGGAGTATCATAATCAACAAAAGTAATATGTATGGAACTAAGTAAATATATCAAGAGTGAATCGGTAGAACTTAACCGTTCTGCCATTCGTTTTGCAGACTACAATCCGAGAAAACTTTCCGATGAATCACGCAAAGCATTAAAGCGTGGTATCAAGAAATTCGGATTGGTAGGTGGAATAGTTGTGAATAAGCGTACCGGGCTTACCGTAGTCAGCGGGCACCAGCGTTTGTCTGTCATGGACGAATTGCAAAAGTTTCCCGATAACGACTATCGCATTCGTGTCGATGTCATTGACGTGGACGAACAGCAGGAAAAGGAGTTGAATATTCTAATGAACAACCCTAATGCACAAGGTTCTTGGGATTTTGACGCTCTTGCCCGTATTGTTCCTGATATTGACTGGAAAGATGCAGGATTGACGGATGCCGACTTGAATATGATTGGGGTTGATTTCCTTTTGCAGACCGAAGAAGAAAGCTCCATTGCTGACGAACTGGAAAGCATGATGTCGCCTGTAACAGAACAGAAAGAAGCCGATAAAGCCGCCAAACAGTTGGAACGTGCTGAAAAGGTAGCCCACATGAAAGAGGTCAAGCATCAGGTGAAAGAAAACGCACAGAAGCAAGCTGAGAACATGGATGCCTATGTGATGTTGTCCTTCGATACCTATGAAGCTAAAGCCGCTTTCTGCGAAAGGTTCGGGTATGAGCCAGATATGAAGTTTATAAAGGGAGAAGTTTTTGATGAACAAGTAGAAAGAATAGATTAATTATTGGGAGGAAAGCTGAGTTAGAAAGAAAACATATAGCCAGTTATATCAGCAGTCCAGACGAATAATGTACAACGCTGGAAGACAATACGGGTTAGGTTCTGCAAGACAAAGAAACATAAGGGATAGAACGAAATCCATAATGGGAAGATATGCTGAGAAAATAGATAGCTATTTCTCAAAAAGAGGAGTTGATGTCTATGGAAACAAGCCAATTTCTCGCCGTGTATATATGGGTAACAATAACGGTTAAAATTATGATTGGCGATTTTATACTTTGGATAAGGAATGTTCTAAAGCAAAACCTGTTTTGTGTTCATCATTATGTTTGGAAAGGTAGTGTGATGTTCTCTGAGTTCAGGTATGAACAATGTGAGAAATGTGGAAAATTAAAGAAGTAATATGAGCAATAGTGAATCTCAAAATAGAAAAGGTAAAGGAGGAAGAAAGCCAAAGTTTGATTATACAAGCGAGGACTTTCTTTCTCTCGTGGAATCGTATGCCAAAAAGGGATTCACTGACAAGGAAATAGCCTATGCCATAGGGATTTTACCACAAACTTTCTGCGAAAAGAAAAGTGAGTACACCGAAATATCCGAAGTCTTAGCGCGTGGGCGCGCGACAATCAATGCCACTGTAAGGGCTAAATTCCTTGCAATGGCTCTCGGTGGCATAAAAACCAAAAGCACCGTGGTAAGAAAGCTCCGTGATTCAGAAGGGAATTTGACGGGCGAAGATGAATTACAAGTAAGCGAAAGCGAGTTGGCTCCTAATTTGCAAGCAATGTCCGTTTGGCTGTACCACCATGATGAAGATTGGAGAAAGATTGAGCGCAAACAAGATGAAGACGCTGATATTCCAACAGACATAGAGCATGGCATCAACATTGATTCTTGGATTAAAGACAAGCTGAAATGATAGTACCTCAAGAAATTTACCATCCATTATATGAGGATAAGGAAAAATTTATAATTCTTATCACCGGTGGGCGTGGTAGCGGAAAGTCTTTCAATGCTTCTACTTTCATTGAGCGGTTGACCTTTGAAATGACACTGGCAGAGAAGATAGTTCATCAGATTCTTTACACCCGTTACACGATGGTTTCTGCCGGTATGTCTATCATCCCCGAAATGATGGAGAAGATAGATTTGGACGGTACCACGAAATATTTCAAGACCACAAAGACGGACATAGTCAATAGGATGACTAAGAGCCGTATCATGTTCCGGGGTATCAAGACTTCTTCCGGGAACCAGACAGCAAAACTGAAATCCATTCAAGGCATTACGACTTTCGTCTGCGATGAAGCGGAAGAATGGACAAGCGAAGATGAGTTCGATAAAATAATGCTCTCCATTCGCAAGAAGGGTATTCAGAACCGGATTATCATTATAATGAACCCATGCGATTCCAATCACTTCATTTACAAGAAGTACATTGAGAAAACTCACAAGCTGGTAGAGATTGACGGTGTGCAGGTTCAGATTTCCACTCATCCGAATGTGCTCCATATCCATACTACGTATTTTGATAACTTGGATAACCTTTCTCCTGAGTTCCTGAAAGAGGTGGAAGATATGAAGGTGAGTAATCCTGAAAAGTATGCTCATGTGGTTATCGGCCGTTGGGCAGACGTGGCGGAAGGTGCTGTGTTCAAGAAGTGGGGAATTGTTGACGAGTTCCCGGCTTGGGCAAAGAAAGTTGCTTTCGGGCAAGACTTCGGTTATACGCATGACCCGTCTGCTTCCATTCGTTGTGGTATCGTTGATAACGCCCTTTACTTGGATGAAGTGGATTACCGTACTGGATTGCTTTCTTCTGACATCATCAAGACTCTTCGCCCATGGGGTTTGAAAGTCATAGCTGATAGTGCTGACCCTCGATTGATTCAAGAGATACACAACGGAGGAATCAAGATATATGCCGTAGAGAAAGGTGCAGGTTCTATCAATGCCGGAATTGACAAAATGAAAGATATGGAGATTTATATAACCAAACGCTCATACAACTTGCAAAGCGAGTTCAGAAAGTATGTTTGGGCAAAGGATAAGGACGGGAACTATATCAACGAACCGGAAGACCATGACAATCACGGAATAGATGCTGTACGTTACTATGTATTGGGTGAGCTTCTTGGTAAGATTCAGAAACCGAAAGATTTAACAGGAATATTTACTCACTAAAATTATAGATTATGCCATTGAATTTAGAAGAAATATTAGCATTGCCTGACATCGGGCAGAAGATAAACTACCTGAAGAAAGGTAGGAAGACTGAACTTCCCGACCGTTGCAAACTTTGGGATGATTGGAATCCGGAACGCCACGAAATCATGGTTGACAAAAAGAAGTATCCGGACAGAAAGGTTCTTGAAAAAGAAGCAGAGAAACACTTCGATGAAAAAACTGGTAAGACTTATGAAATCGAAGCAAAGTATAAGACTGAATCGGTGAACCGTATTTCCATTCCATTGGAACAAGATATAGTGAACATTCAAACTGCTTTCACGGTCGGCACAGAACCGTCTATGGATTGCACTCCGACTGATGATGATGAAAAGAAGCTGTTGGATGCGGTAAAGGCTGTATTTAAATCCAACAAAATCAAATATCAGAACAAGAAGATTGTTCGTGCTTGGTTATCCGAACAGGAAGTTGCCGAGTATTGGTATGTCACTGATGATGATTCATTTTGGGCGAAGTTCTGGAAGAAAATAAAGACTACCTTCGGGGGGAAGGTCAAGCCCACCAAGAAACTGAAAAGTGTGTTATGGTCTCCATTCAGAGGTGATAAGCTATACCCGTTCTTTAACGATGAAGGTAAAATGATTGCTTTCTCACGTGAGTATAAAAAGAAACTCATGGATGATTCGGAGGTCACCTGCTTTATGACTATTACGGACGAAATGGTTTATCAATGGGATTTGTCTAAAGGATATGAAGAAAGAACTCCTTTTGCTCATGGATTCCCAAAACTACCGGTTCTCTATGCTTATCGTCCTGAACCTTATTGCAAGAAGATAAAGACATTCCGTGTCCGGCTGGAAAAACTGTTATCTAATTATGCTGATTGTATAGACTACCATTTCTTCCCACTGCTGAAGCTAATTGGAGATGTAGAGGGTTTCATGGGTAAGGTTAAGGATAGAATGGTCAAACTTACAGGTGAAGGTGCGGATGCCCAGTATCTGACGTGGAACCAAGTTCCGGATACGGTACGTTTTGAAGCAGAAACACTCACTAATATGGCTTATGATATGTCAAACACTCCAAGAATATCGTTTGAGACATTGAAAGGCATAGGCAAGGCTTCCGGCACTGCTTTCCGCTTCATGTTTATGGGTGCACATATGGCGGTAGAAAATCACGGTGAGGTTATCGGTGAGTTCTTGCAGCGGAGAGTAAATTTCATTGTTTCCGCTTTAGGCTCTATCAATCCAACCGAGTTTAGCAAGGCATCGCAGACCATTGACATAGAAACAGAACTGGTTCCATATATGATTGATGATTTGAATGATAAGGTGACTACTGCCGTTTCCGCTGTCAGTGGTGGAATTTGGTCAACACGTGAAGGTATCATGTTTGCCGGGAATGCGGACCGCATCGAAAGCGAATTGAAAGAAATTGAAGAGGAGAGAAAGATGAAAGAATCTGAAAAGACAAAGGGGGCTGATTAGTCCCCTTCTTTAAACTTCCAGATATATCCGTAGGCTTGGCGGTAAATACCTCTACAACATTTAAGGATAAAGCTATTGCACCCATTAAAAGCTCTTGCAATTTCTTTTGAACCATGCCATTCTTTAATAAATTTGCCATCAAGGGTATATTGTAATATTGTTCTTGACCGTTTATTATCTATACCTTTGGGCTGTGGCGTACCTTTTTTACTTTCACTAATTTTCTTTCGTGTTAAAGGATTATTCATATTGCCTGTTTTGGTAACCCAATGCAAATTTACAGCTCTATTATCGTTTTTAATAGCGTTTATGGGGTCAATGTCTGGCTTATTACTTGGGTTGGGAATAAAAGCTAATGCTACTAATCGATGAATGGCTTTTCGCTTATATTTTTTGTTCTTGTATAAACAAACGTATGTATAACTATGTATTTTTAATGGTTTTAAGATATGTTCTTTCATCAACCAATCTACCGAACCGTTAAAGCAATATTTAGGTAATGCCTTTACTCTACCTAAATTTGATACTTGGTATAATCCTTCATACCCTTCAATGTCTTTCCAAATTTCGTCCATGATTATTTCATTTTAAAAGTGAGTAATAGAGGCAGCCTTTAAAGTCGTGCGAGCCGCCTTTGTATAATCGTGTTAAGAATTATACTGCAAGCATATCAATACATGCAGCATGATGATTCACGCCCTTATAATGCTGAGAGAACTCTCTAAATTGGTCTAACAACCCCATTTGTATGATAAAAGAATATAATTCATTCTTAGCTTCTTTCTCAATATCAAACCGCTTTTGTACTTCATTTAAAAAGTCACTGAATACTGGTGTTGAATGTGTATTTGAACATTCAATCTCAACTGTTACCATACTTTTCTTTTTCATAGTCATGCAATTTTAATAAGGTTACACTTCTTGAAACATCTGTATTCTTCTTTTTCTGTGTCCCAGTACACTTGCAGATTATCATTCGGCTTTCTGCCTGTGCCTTTCACTTCACCGATAAAGTTTTCTTTGAGAGTGCCAAAAGCTTGACGTAGCGTGCCATCTGTCTTTTTAAAGAAGAACTCTACTATCTTTACTTTCAAAGCCGCTTTCAGTTTCAAATTAGTCCATGCGCATTTTAATGCCTCACTCATTGAATAACCATTCTTGCGAACGAACTGCCAAGCCATTTGCATAACCTCTTTCATCTGACTTCTAAATTTTGTGCTCATACTACTTATATGTTTTAAATTATACTACTTCGTTTAATTTGATATTGCAAAGTAAAACTAGCTAGTTTAATTTTGCAATATTTAAAGTAATAAATAATGTTAAAAATAAAACTAAGTAGATTTATTTTAGCCATATAATTGTATTATGTGGTATAAATATCTAATTTTGTCGAATAAAACTATATAGTATTATGGACTTTAGAACAAGGATAAAAGAACTTTGTCAAGGGCAAGGTATAACTCAAAAAGAGTTAGCAGAAAAAATGGGAATATCTGATATAAGTCTGAATAAGACTTTACGAGGGGAATATCCGCAGTTGCAAACATTAGAAAAGATTGCGAATACATTAAATGTTCCTATTGCCGAACTATTTGAAAAGCCGAATGCCAGTAATATTATCGGCTTCGTAAAGGTCGGAGATACCGTGCATGAAGTAAAGTCTGCGGAGGATGTGAAGAATTTAGCTGGAAAATTGTAACAAATTAAATATTAAAGATATGAAATGTCCACATTGTCAGGTAGAAGTAAATGTAGATTTCTCAGAAAAATACATAGGAAAATATGGAAATATTTTTTATAGTCTATTCTATATGAGATGTCCAAATAGTGAATGTGATAAGCCTATTGTACTTTTGGGACAGGCAAACAATGCTAATCAATACCGTGACGGTACAATATCTATAAAAGAACAACATTCCTGTAATTTTAAACAACTATTCCCTGTAGGAAGCGGTAGAATGCCTGCTGCTCCTGAAGTTGAATCTAAGTTTGCTGAAGATTATAATGAAGCCTGTTTGGTACTTCCATTTAGCCCCAAAGCAAGCGCAGCCTTAAGTCGTAGATGCTTACAGAATATAATCCGTCTGAAAGAAGGTATTAAAGAAGGAAATCTCAAAACGGAGATTGAGAAGCTAATAGCAACTAATAAACTTCCATCATACATAAGCGACAACTTGGAAATAATACGTGGTTTTGGTAATATTGCTGCTCATGGAATGGAAGACCGAGCTTCTGGTGAAATATTAGATGTAGAACCTAATGAAGCAGAGTTCTTATTGGACGTTTTGGAACTTCTTTTTGATTTGTATTTTGTTCAAGCTGCTAAAGCAGCCAAGATGAAAGCTGCATTAAATCAAAAACTGACAAGCGCAGGACAAAAGCCTATACCATAAGTCGCATAGAAGAGGAGCTTGCAGAAATCAAGGAGGAACAAGGGGCAAAGAATGAGCAAATCGGAAATAAGGAACAGAAAAACGTTTCTTAGCCAGAAAAATTACGGGATTTATAATTTTGTAACAAGAGAAATAGAATAATTAGTGGTGACTCTTTGGAGTTGCCGCTATTTTTTTGCTCTTTAAATTGTAAATATTAGAATATAATTTTGAATTATAGAATTATATATGTATTTTTGTCACACGATAATTGAGTAACCAATGAGAATATTTACCGAACAAGCATTAAAAGAATATGCAGAGAACCATCCCGATTCAAAGGTCGCTTTGCAAGAATGGACTACTATTGTGAAAAGAAGTAAGTGGACCTGTTTTGCTGATATTAAGAAAACGTTTAATAGCGTTGATAATGTAGGTAATCAACACTATGTTTTCAATATCAAAGGCAACAACTATCGTTTGGTAGTAGTGATTAAATTCACTATTCAGTTTGTGTATATTCGCTTTATTGGTACTCATAAAGAATACGATAGAATAGATTGCGCTAATATTTAGGATTATGACAAAGATAGAAAATCAAGCCCAATATGAATGGGCGGTGAAAAGAGTAGAGGAACTTCTTCCATTGGTGAAAGATGATACTCCTTTGAATGACCCAAATAGCATAGAATTGGAGCTTCTTTCTAATTTGGTTGCTGATTATTCCGAAGAACATTTTGCATTGGGAGAACCAACACTTGTGGAGGTTCTTAAACTTCGTATGTACGAAATGGGGCTTAATCAAAAATCACTTGCAAAGTTGGTTGGTGTCAGCCCATCACGATTAAGTGATTATATATCTGGTAAATGTGAACCAACCTTGAAAGTTGCTCGTGAGATAAGCCGGAAGCTAAATATTGATGCAAATATAGTGTTGGGAGTGTAAACTCTAAATCTACGATAAGGTTACTATGGAAAAGAAATATCAAGTATTTGTTAGTTCAACGTATGAGGACTTACAGGAAGAGCGAAAAAAAGTAATGGAGGCACTTTTGCAAATGAATTGCTTTCCTGTAGGAATGGAGTATTTTAATGCTTCGGATTCATCACAATGGGAGGTTATTGAAAGTCTTATACGTGAGTGTGACTATTATGTTTTGATTGTTGCTGGACGTTATGGATCAATAGAGGAAGAATCAGGGAAAAGCTATACGCAAAAAGAGTTTGAATATGCAATTGAACAAGGAGTTCCGGTCATATCGTTTGTACATAAAGCTCCTGAATCTTTACCTGGTATTAAAATTGAGCAAGAACAAATCAAACGTGATAAATTGGAAGAGTTTAAGTCTTGTGTTAAAAAGAAGTTATGCAAGTTTTGGATCAATGCTGATGAATTGGCATCTCAAGTTGTATTAAGTTTGAATTCTTTGATTAAGACTAATTCTCGTATTGGTTGGGTAAAAGCGGATGAAATATCTTCGGCTGAAGCTAATAAGGAATTATTAAAATTGAAAGAGGAAAATACAAAACTGAAGCAACAGATTGATTTTCTATCTTCAAAGATTCCGGTTGGTACTGAATTATATTGCCAAGGAGAAGATAAGTTTGCGATTGAGTATATTTATGATTTAGAAGATTTATATCCAAATGAAGTGAATAAGACCTATTCGCATGAAACTACTTGGAATGAAATTTTTAAAAATATATGTCTTCGATTGGTTAGTGGGCTTGATACTCGGACTATGAAAAACCTATTGAGTGAAGGTTTATTAGGTGAAGATTGTAGCATAACTAAACGAAGTTTTGATACAATATGTATTCAATTGGGTGCATTGAAATTAATAGAGTATAAAAATGGATTATACACTTTGTCAACGTATGGTTACAATGAAATGGTTCGACTATTAGCTTTAAAAAAGTAATAGTTATTTTATAGATATAGGTGTGATTCAATTCGGTTTCACGCTTTTCTTTATGCTTTAACTTTTACCAATTTCAATTTTGTTCCATACTTATCGTTATGGCGTGACGGTTGTCACGCCTTTTTTGTTAGTTTACGACAATCAACCCATTGTCGTGTATCGTTTATCAGATTATTTCACAATCACTTCATTTATAGCGAAATTTACCGTAGAATAAATTTTAATTCATACGGTATGACAATCTTAGAACAAATTTTGGCAGGACTACAACAAAAATTCACTGGGGTGGACACTGCTATCTTAACCCGAATTGCCACCAAAAAAGCAGAGGGTGTAACGGACGAGACAAAGGTAAACTCAATTGTTGAGGGTATCAGCTTTTCGGACGTGTTAAATTCCTATGGTGATTTCCGTGCTGGGGATGCTTCAAAAACGGCAGTTACTAACTACGAAAAGAAGCATGGACTGAAAGAAGGAAAGCCAATCGAGAACCCTAATCCCAAGCCGAAACCGGAAGAAAAGCTGGACGACATGGCTACCATCATTGCCAACGCAGTGAGTGCAGCCGTTAAACCTCTCTCTGATGAACTTGCCCAGTTCAAGGCAGAGAAGTCGCAGGCTACCCGTCAAGAGCAAATTTTGGCAAAGGCAAAGGAGTATGGTATTCCCGAAAACTACGCCAAACGATGCGCCATTAAGGACGATGAGGACTTGGACGCATACTTTAAGGACTTGAAGCAGGAGTTCGCAAATGACGGCTTCAAAGGCGTGATCCCTCCCGAATCATCGGAAGAGAAGATTGAGAAAGAATCTGAATCTATCGCTAAGATGATTGACGAGGGAACGAAAACTATTGTTGAACAAAACAAGAATTAATTATGTCAGCAGGATTTAAGTATGATTTGGTTCCGCTCGTTGAGCAAGAGGAACGCTACGATGTCCAGACCGGTATTCGTAGACGTGGCCCGTTCAAACTCGACACGCAGAACCTAGTAGTGGGAAGTTTCCTTCCCGTATTTACGCCGATTTGTGCGGACTTGAAAAACAAGTTCGCTTATGCGGTAATCAACGTGAGAGTTGTGGAAGCCTATACCACCGGTGTGGAGGATTTGTCTATCAAGGTAGCCAAGAACTCTTTGGCATACGTGGGCATGTTTGTCGGAAGTGGCACTAAAGGTGCTGAGGTCGTGGCTATTGACAAGTCTAATGCCAATTACGATGTCTTGACTATCAAAGCTGCTTTCGGTGAGAATATCGCCAAAGATGCCGTACTTTTCAATGCGGTTGCGGTTGACGGCTTGAAACAGAAGCATGTAGCAAATTCAGCTCTGTTTAACCGTACAAAGGTTGAGGACGGGATTACGCTGGTTTCATTGCTTCGTACAGCCGCAGAGATTGAGCCTTCAAAACTGGTTATGCCGTTCTCCGAGAACGATAAAGCCAACATGAAGGGATGGTTTGAATTTAACGAGTAAGGAGGTAGGATATGTTTTTAACGATTCAAACATTATTCGATGATGCGAACATTGTTTCCGCTATCATCAGACGTGTGAACCAGACACGCAAGGACACAATCTATTGGCAGCAGTATCTTACTTTCCGCAGGGTAACTACCCGCGTGTTCAAAGATTATATCGGTTCTGTAACCGGAGTTATGGCCGGTTCTATCAATTCACGTTTTGGAGAGAAACCCATCCGTGAACGTCGGAACATCGGTTCCGGATATGGTGAGATTGCCTATTTGGGTGATGCTTATCAGATGTCTATCGACCGTCTTTCTGAATTGCAGGATTTGATTGACAAGTTCAATGCAGCTAAACCGGCAGACCAAAAAGCTGCAATGGAAGAGATTGTAAATTTCCTAGCGGATGATTACCGTCAGATTACCCTTGCTGCTCACAAGCGTATGGATATTATTCTCGGTGCGCTGTTGATGCTTGGTGAAGCCACCGTTTACAACAAAGACGCTGCAATCACTTCCGGTCAGACCAATAATAAACTGCTGGAGATTACCCTTCCGTTCAATTTTATCAAGCCGAAAAGTGGAGATGTGGTTGTGGACGGAAAGAATATGTTTATCTCTTATTTGAGAGAGAAACTTCATTCCTTGGCACCGGACTATGGCGTTTATGCCAAGATGGTTATGACTCGTGCATCTTTCAACAAGTTTATTCTTGGTTCATCTGAATTTGGCGAGCAATATAAGATGATTCTCGGCACTAACGAAATGAAGTTGAGCACGGGATTGGTTTCCTCTTCTTTGGCTTCCGAAGTGTTCACAGGTATCGGCCTGCCACGTATTGAAATCAAGGAGGACTATGTGAAAGACCAGACGGGAAAGAACGTGCAGATTTACGCGGACAACCGTATCACTCTGTTACCTTCCGACCAAATTGGTTATATGCGCCACCATACCCCGTATGAAGCGACCGACCCCGTTCAGGGGCGTACTTACGTTCCGTCAGAGGGGCAGATGCTTATCTCCAACTACCGCGACAAGAACGGCCGCTACATGGAATATACGGCAGAGTGGATTCCGCAGATTAGTAACCCGGATTTGATTACCAATTTCGATTTGAGCGAGATTGCATCCATCCAATCAGCATAAGGAGGTAGGATATGAAAGTAAAGGTTATATCAGTTTTCCGCGACAAGTTCACCGGAAAGTATTATACTCCCGGCGAAGTGATTGAAGTCGGCGAGGAAGCTCGTGTGCTGGATATGGAAAGCCGCAGGCTTGCCGAACGGGTTGAAGCAAAACTTCCCGAAGTGAAAGCTCCTGAAGAAAAGAAGGAGGTGAAAATCTCCCTCTTTGAAAATAAGTTCGAGAAAAAGACTTTGGCTGACGCTTTGAAGTCCATCGGCGTGCAGGCTTCCGGTAACATGAAAGAGGAAACTCTTTTGGGTAAGGTTGCAGAGCTGGACGAAGAAATGACTTCCAAACTAAAAGGAGCATTAGGAATTGAGTAAACGGACAGGGTAGTTCACCCTACCTTTCCATTGTATAATTTAATAAATCGGTAAAAAATGAAGAATTTTATTTTTGCCATGTGTGGCTTTTTGATGATGTCTTTGGTTTCGTTGGGCGTACAGGCATCAAGTGTGGAATCTCCCAAGTGTGAATACGTGAATCCATCGGTTGATGTTGGTTTACCCGATATTCAGTTTGTCACTTTTGAAGCATCTCCTGTTGATTGTGTTGTGCTGACCATGCCACAGATTATGTTCTTGGTTGCAAATAATCCAGCTATGATGTGTTCGATGAAAGAGGAAACGGCTATTCAAGGAAAACAAATTTCAGTCCCTAAATGTCCGTTCCGATACGTGTTCAAGTCGAAATATTTGACCCATTACAGCTATACCGCATATAGTAAACTGATTACACCCTGCTAACATGACGGTAAACGAATACATATCACAGAAGTTCCAGTCTTTCGGCATTAACTTGTCGGAAGCTGACCTTTTCTATATGTGTCTGAACACGAAGATAAGCGGAGAGGATGAGATGAGCGAGGATTACTACGGTCGTGTCTCCGTGGCGATTGCGAAGTTTATCCCCTCTCTATTGCTTCGTGCTACTTCAATCAGTGAAAGTGGTTTCTCGATGTCTTGGAACATTCAAGGTATCAAGGACTATTATTCATGGCTGTGCAAGCAGTACGGATTGAAAGACGAGTTAAGTAACAAACCCAAAGTAACCTTCTTATGATATTCGCTCCCCACATATTGCAGGTAAAGGTTATCACCCCTATGGAAAAGGACGAGTTTGGCAGACCCATTCCCGGAACTGGCGATGAAAGCTGGCAGGATGTATGTAAGTGCCGTTGTGATGATAACACAACCAAAGAGTTTTCATCCGATAATGGCTCTGTGTATCGTCCTAACTATCATGTGGTGTGTGAGAAGAGAATCACCATTAAGACAGGTGATGCAGTCCGCTGCATGGACGGTGAAAATATGAGAGGTCAAGGCGAGGTTTACACGGTGAAGAGTACGAACCACTTTAACTACTCGGAGTTATGGATGTAGATTTCGATTTCTCAGATGTCGACTCCTTTTTCGATGAAGGAGAATGGGAGGTCGAAAAGAAGATGATTGATGTGGGGGATGAAGCCGTGAAGTACGCAGAGGAACATGGGGATTATCAAGACCATACACTCACTTTGAGAACGTCCAATGATTACGATGTCGATAAAGACGGTTTGACATTGAAAAACGAAGCGGAATACGCATCATTCGTAGAATCTAAAGGGTATGATGTTTTGAGTAGTGCTGCTTTATATGCGGAGAAACGATTAAAAGAAGAATTTGAAAAATGAAAAAGTACATTGGAACAAAACAGATTGAAGCAGAACCTATGACATTGGGTGAAGCTTGCAGTAAAGGCTTGGTAAAAAGTGAAATAGAAGAGAATGAGTCTTATAAACTAGGATATCACACTCGTACTGAATATGGCTATGAAAGTTGGTCACCCAAAGAACTGTTTGAAGAATCATATCGAGAAGTCAAGGAAGAAATTCCTATCTGTTTCGGTGATGCTATAGAAGTTTTGAAACAAGGTGGCGCTATCCGTAGAAAGGGCTGGAACGGGAAAGGATTAATGGTATTCAAACAGGTTCCAGCTCATATAGAGAGTGATGTTATTCCAAAGATGCAATCTCTTCCGCAATCAGCAAAAGACCTTATTCTGAAAGGCAAAGGTTTCATTGACTATACGAGTCAATGCCTTATTTACAACGAGAACACCGGGCGTGCTGATTCATGGGTTCCGTCTATTAGCGATGTATTTGCCGAAGATTGGGAGATTGTAGAGTGATAGTAACTACCGACATAGGAAACATTCTCTACCGGGATTGTAAAGCTTTCGGGATAGATATAGTACCGGACGGGGAAACTCTGAAAGGTGAATTAAAGTCCGAAAGAATCGTTATCCACACGAAGAAACAACAGCCGGGAAAGTATTGGAAAAAATCTTTCGTAGAAGTGAATCTATGTGTACCCGATTTGAGTGAGAATGAGGCAAACACCATACGCCTTAACGAGCTTGAAAGGCAAGCTGTGAAACTATTTGACGATGTAGTAAGTACCTATGACGGTACAACCTATCGTTACTCTATCGAATCAATTGGCACGGAAGCGGATACAGCTTTGAAATGTCATTATGTGAATGTAAGAATTTTATTTGAAGTAATAAATGTAAAATTATAAGATTATGATTTCAGCAGTAGGAATAAAAAGAATCTTGTTTGCCGATATTGATAAGGTAACGGCAGACATTACCCCCGAAATCGCAAAGACTTTGATTCAAGCCGCTATCAAAGCGAAAGATGAGGTTTTGAACGTACATGGGGAAACGTGGCAGATTGAGGAAACGGAAGCCTCTGTCACCGGGTACAAGAACCAATTAACAGGAAAGAATTACCGTTACGATGATGTGCCGGGAGAAGTATCACCCACTTTCTCTATCGGACAATATGACTGGAAGACAAAGAAAGCGTTCATGGGGGGCGATGTTATTCAGGCAACATCTAAAGATGTGGGTTGGAAGCGTGCTTTGGATAAAGTGGTCATTAACAAAGCATTGTTCTGTCTGACCGATGATGATGTCTGGTTCATCTTCCCAAAATGCCGTATTGTTTCCCGTGAAGCCAATACGGATAAGGCAATTGCAATCGCTGTAAAAGGCTTGGTGCAGGAACCGGGAATTGAAGGTGTATCTTCTGAATATAACTATGAAGAAGGGCAGATTAAAGCTTTGCAGGCATGAACTACAGTAACCATTGTACCTACTCCTTCCGATGCAACCGTAAAGCTGGACGGTGTAACGGTCAAGTCAAAGCAGGTGAATGCTGGGGCTACCGTTCACTATGAAGTGTCGAAAGTGGGGTACGTCACTCAGTCAGGAGATATTAAAACCACTCCTTCTGAAGTTGATACCACTCTTAAAAAAGAGATAACATTGGTAAAAGCATAAGAGTGATAACCGGGGGATGGATATATACCATTCCCCCTTTTAGTTTAAGAATATGAATCAAGCAGCAAAAACAGTTTCTGATGCTTTGTTAGGGCTGGATTTCATGAATGTGGAGATAGGAGGGATGGTTTATACCATTAAACCTCCTACAATTAAAATTATCTGTCGTGCCATTCATCATTTTTCCAATATCGCCCTGCGAGGAGATAATATCATGGAGGCTATTAAAGAGCTTCCTGAAGCTACTGAAGATATGCTGAAAGGTATTTCATGCTTCATCTGCGGGAATGATAGTTTGGTCAAAGAATTGGAGAACGGCACTTTTGAAGAAGTCAAAGATGCCTTGGAAGTCTGTTTCTCTATGATGGATATTTCGGCTTTTCAGTGTGTCAGCTCGATGAGGAACGTGTCGATGCTGGCAGCAAGACCGAAACAGTAGGAAACACAACGTTCTTCGGGCAGATAGCCCATTTGATTGACACGCTTCATTTGAGTTATACAGAAGTGTTTGAGGTTATCCCTTATAGGAATCTGTTGATGATGCAACGGGATAAACTTCATACCGTAAGTGGTCAAAAGGTGAATAGAATCAGCGGTAAGGAATTAGCTAATCGTAGGAAAAAGAAATAGATATGGCGAAATTATATTGTTTAACTTTTAAAATTTTAAGCTGAATCAAAAGAAGAAAAAGTTTAGATGATTTATCGGCACAGAGATGGAGATTAGCGCAGACTAACATTTCTGATGCAAGAATGAAGAGAGTTAATGCCGCATATCGGAAGTATGCTGGCAATATTCATTCTCGTGTAGGTAATTTCGGTGAATTAACCGACAGACAGTACGCCCGTAAGTTCTCGCGTAGGTCTTATGTGGGGCTGAATGGTGAGTAAAGAAAAAGCCGGAGAAATCCGGCTTTAACTAAATAACTTTATCATGAGTAGGATCGTAAGTCATTTCTCTATTCTTTTTTTCTATACGAAAATCTTTTATTTTTGATGAAAGTGATTTTTCTAGAGTTTGTTTTGCTTTGCGGTACGTACCATCGTTTGATGGATGCCGCGAACTAACAATAGCTCCTATAACTTTTTTATCTTTTAAATACCCTTGATTGTAGAATAAGTTCACTGTATTGCCAATTTGCGTTACAGCATGTGCTATATCTGTTCCCTTTAGTTCTACAAAAATATAAATACAATTGGAAGGCGAAGTTGGTGTATATACAAATAAATAGTCACACTTTCTATGTTTCGATGAACTGTCAAAATAACCGTCAATTTTTATTTTGTCAACTTCAGAAACCTGCTTAGATACAATAGTGAATTTACTTTTATTCTCGCCAACAGTGAAACGTGAAGTACATCTACATTTAGATAACTTATATTTGTCATCAAAAGATGTAGTGTCCGTAAATTGAGTTTTTCTTTCAAAGCATTTACAACCCATCTCTTTCGATATTACAAAGTTCATCAAAAATATGTCCTAGTTCGTTGGACGCTTCGTCAATATATTCTGCGCCTAAAGATTTAATGTCAGTATCTCTTATGTCTTTAACAGTTCCATTTGAATGAAAGAAATAAGAAGATACATCATCAAAATCAATCAGAGCCATTGAGGGAATGAGTTCTTTTATTTTAGGTAAAACAAGTTTTTTGTTGTTGCTTTTCTTTAATACTTCTTGTGCAAATATTAAATTATCTACTACTGATAATACATAAGGGCTGTGTGTTGTAATCACAATACTTCCATTTGACTTTCTCATTTTTCTCATAATCCAATCAATTAGGAAATGTTGAGTAGAAGGGAATAAATTTAATTCTGGTTCTTCTATAACTAACATTTGTTTTTTCTTGCTTTCAACATACTGATTAAATACAGTCCATAGGGGAATGATTGATTGAATTCCACTTGAAGCTTGGGATAACTTTAATTCCTTATGCTCATTTGTTAAATATATAGTATCGCCATTATTATTAAAAGATACTTGAATATTTAGTATGTCTATATCAATATTTTTGTATTGCATTCTAGCTTTTTCATATAAACTTCCAAAATCCTTTATACAATCAGGAATACTAGCTCCTGCCTGTAATAAAGAGAATATGCTATTAGAAAATGTTGAAATTAACAATCTTTCAGCTGGTATGTATACAGGAATACACTCTTCATAAATGACGCTCATCAAAAGTGGCTTAATGAAGTTTGAGAAAAATGCATTTTCTTTCTTTAGCTTATCGTCTTTTATGGAATTTTTTAGAGCATCTATTAAATCTTTTAATGACGATTCACTTTCTTTTTTTTCTATAAATTTTAATATGAAATCATAGGACTCAGATGTGTTAGCCATCTCCATGAGATCTGCATCTTTATAATTACTATGGAATTTATTTAATTCTATTTCCCAAATGTATTTTTCATTACGATATTGAATTTTTGTGGATGAATCGAATGAAAAATTTATATTGTATTTTTCTAATAAGTTGGTGAATGCTTTAAAGTTTCCTTCTTTGATAGCCCAAAATATAGAATTGTTGAATATTGCGATAAGCTTTGCAATTGTACTCTTTCCACTTGATGTATGACCGATAAAAAAATTATATTTTTTTATTTCAATATCAGCAGATTTTATAGCTCCGAAATTTATTACTTTTAGATGTGCCATTTTAATGATTTTGAGTCGTTTCTTAAAAATAAGAAAATATTCAGCAGCAAATATAGCTATAAAATTATAGTTATAACAAATAATGCCTTCTTATTCTCATTGAACAAAGAGATTATGAGTAAAGTTCTGGATTTTGGTTTTATAATTTTTCCGCTAACTTCTTAATATCATCCTTACTATTGATAACGTGAGTGCTATCTCCTATGCGAACAGCTCCTATAACTTCATCGGAAGATTTTTCAAAAAGGTCTGAAACTTGAACATTCAAAGCAGATGCTATTCGTTCTAATACTTCTACTGAAGGATTGCCATTTATGTGTTGACTTAATCCTACTCTGGATATTCCCATCTTATCAGCAAGCTCTTGAACAGTTGTTCCTTGCTCTTTTATAACTTCTTTTATTCGTAAAGCCATAACTATTCTAAATTATATTTTGTGCAAATATACATACTTTTAAATATGTAAAACGATAGCTATTCTTAAATTGAGTTAATGTAAAGCGAAATATTTCTATTTTGTTTGATTATTTAAAGTGAACGGTTTACATTTGCATCGTGGTTATAAAACGATAGATATATGAAACGCTACAACTTATCTCAAATAATGAAAGACGCTCACCGCTTCTACAATAGCCGTTCAAGAATGGGCAGAACTTTTGGCGAATGCCTGAAACTCGCTTGGCGTTGGGCGAAAGACGCTATCAAGTTTGCAGAAGAAAGAGAAGTTAAGATAAAGGCTATGTTAGCCAACCAGAAGCCGGTAGAGCGTACATCTTACAATGATAGTAAGATTACTTGGTCTGACTGCTACAATTCAAATAGCCGTGGGTATATGGGTTCTCAATATTGTGGTGATTAAAGTCAGAGCAAAGTAGAAATGAAATAACTCAAAATATAAAGATTATGGAAACAATAGAACTAAGAGAAAGCGATATGTGCAGAGCTAAGAATCTCAATCGCAAAAACGGTTACGGCTTGGATAGCAAACAGATGATGCACCTTATTAACAATCATAAGAAAGGTGATGCGTACAAGCGTGCTTTGATAGAGTTTCGCTTGACTGATATAAACTTTCATCGTGAAGTCGAAATGCTAATGAACGGCAAGTATGATGAATTGAAAAAACAAGTAAAACAGTGGTAAGCAAAGAACGCACCACCTTCACAGGCAACGCGCTCGAAATAGTATAAACACATAAATATAACGAATATGAGAACAGAAATTATTAAAATGGAAAATTCTTCTTCATGTGAAATTGATTTGATTGAAGTAAGAGATGGACAAGCGGTAACCTCTTCATTGGTGGTTGCCAAGTATTTTGGCAAAGCACATAAAGATGTATTAAGGGCTATTAAATCATTGGATTGTAGTGAGTTATTTAACCAGCGCAATTTTGCGCCCGTTGAATATGTCGATAAAAAAGGTGAAAAAAGACCCATGTACTATTTAACTCGTGATGGGTTCACCTTTTTGGCTATGGGGTTCACTGGCAGGGTGGCTGCACAATTCAAAGAAGCGTACATTAACGCCTTTAACGAAATGGAAGAAATGCTCCGCAAGAATGATTGCACCAAGTATGCTGAAAAGATATTCAAATCCGAACTGAATTGTTTCAATAAACGGTTGAAAGAAACAGCAGCAAAAATAAGAAGAGAGAATGGGGTCGGATTTGGTATTTATGGTGAGATACAGGCAGGCGTATATGATTGCGACAAATTGCCTTTCCAAGAAAGATTGCGCAATATATTTGCCCAAATAAGCAATGCCTATGTAGAAAGTTATTATTTGGCAGGACACTATATAAACGCTGATAATCAAAACAAGCAGATACGCAAGTTGATTTCTGATTTTGAAGGGAAACTGGTAGAGGGATTTAGAATATATCCAAGCATATAAATACGATTATGAACTTCAAAACAAGACCACCGCCAATAATTGCTACCAAATGAGAGATTAAAAACATAGTTATAAATCAAAAACAACAAGAAAATGAGTAAACGATTTGCTATCGCCATTTTACCCAAAGAGAAACAGCAGGGGGGGGTAAAGTACGGTTTAAAGATTGAAAAACCTTCAGCATTGGGTAATGTGTATGGATTGACCGAAGAAGAGCTGAAAGAACTTCGTGGATTGATAGACAATGTATTGACTAAATAAGTATGAAACATATGAAAACGAGACCACCACCAAAAACTTCACGACAATGAAACGATTGTCGTGTTATGGTAAAATAAAAATCTCTCTCTTACACGATTATATAATAAGTTTGCAAACAGAAACAACGCAGCTATCCTCACAGCTGAAAATATAACCCCGCCATTGGTAAGAAGTGAGGAGCTTGCCTTTGGTGGGGTCTAATTTTTTAAACTGTGTAAAAGTATGAATAATATTCAGATTTTCCAAAATGAGCAGTTCGGAAAAGTAAGAATCGCGATGAATGAGAGTAATGAGCCTTTGTTTTGTTTGGCAGATGTTGCAAAAGCCCTTGGGTATAGCAGACCTGCCGATGCTGTAAATCAACACTGTAAAGGGGTCGTTATTTTGCCGACCCCCACAAATGGCGGTGTACAAGACATAAAGTACGGCAAGGAAAGCGAGGTTTATCGTTTGACTATGAAATCTAAATTGCCGGATGCCGAAAAGTTCCAAGATTGGGTTTGCGATGAAGTTTTGCCCTCAATCCGCAAACATGGTGCATACATGACCAGCGATACACTTGAAAAGGCTTTGACCTCACCCGATTTTCTGATTCAGCTTGCAACCAACTTAAAAGAAGAAAAACAGAAGCGTATCGAAGCCGAACAGAAGATTCAGAAAGATGCACCTAAAGTCCTTTTTGCCGATGCCGTTTCAACTTCTCAACGTTCTTGCTTGGTTGCTGAATTAGCAAAGATACTGCAACAAAATGGAGTGAATATCGGTCAGAACCGTTTGTTTAGCTGGATGCGCGAGAATGGTTATCTTTGCCAAAAGGGTGACTACTACAATCAGCCAACGCAGAAAGCTATGAAATTGGGGCTTTTTGAATTGAAGAAAACCACCATCACCAAGCCGGACGGCTCTGTATTGGTCACTACTACTACCAAAGTGACTGGTAAGGGGCAAATTTACTTCGTAGAAAAGTTCTTAGGTAAAGATGCTGCTTAAATAATAATGCGCACCTCGTTAAGTCGGGGTGCGCTATTAGTTACTTGGGAATAACTGATATAAAATTCCAAATAGGATTATTTGATATAGAAATAATCATTCCTTTTTCAGAAATCAGTTCATTTAATTTTTTATTATTTTCATCACTAAAAGAGTCTTCTCTATTTAATATAGACATTTCTTGTTTGCAGATAGATTTGAACCTCTGAAACATGATGAAATCTGCAATATTGACAGCTATAAATACCGCCAATATTGTGATAACTGCATACTTTATCCTTTTTTTCATATTGTATAATTGTTTTAGTGACAAAACTACCCCAAAAACATATTCCGTCAAACTTTCTCACGACAATTCTTCCATTGTCGTTCTTTTGCAATCTCTGAAATAGCAAAATAAGTTTCCAATATTTACCTTCACAATTATTTTACCACAATAGCCCGATTGTTGCATATTTCACTGAAAATAATCATCTTAAAATTTGGCTATGCCGTAACTTTAACAAGAAAAATGGACTTTAAAGGAGATATTTCAGGATTGGAAGAACTTATCCGGCAAGCGGAAGATGAGTATTACTCAAAACTTATTGAGATAGGTAAGAATTGCATTCGCATTGCGCAAAACGCTCGTGGTAGTAATGGATTGAAAGAATATCAGAATCATACTTTCAACTTGCGTAATGCTCCGGGGGCTTGCGTTGTGAAAGATGGGCAAATAATATGGATGGAAGTAGTAGCTGACACTTCACATCCTGAAGCGAAAAGCGAAACGGAAAATCTACTAATCTATTCAGAGAAGCCAAAAGACGGGCTTTATTTGGCGGATGGTATGCCTTATGCTTCATTCGTTCGTTCAAAAGGGTATGATGTATTAGATTCAGCAATATTATATGCAGGTAGACAAATAGAAAAAAAATTATAGATATGGCAGGCATTATTTCAAATGTAGACAGTGATGTTCAGAAGTTGCGCAAACTGAAGAACGAGATAGAAAATGTCAAAAAAGCATTGATGGGTATTAATATTAAAGTGGATATTGATATAGCGAAAGGATTGCAATCACAACTTACCTCTTTGCTTGGGCAATATGATGTATTGGTGGATAAGATTGCGGCAGCGGAAGGAAAGATTATGCTTTCTGTCAGTCGAATCAATAAAGCAACCGAAAAGATTGTCAAAGCACAAGAGGTTGTATCTAAACCTACGGCTGATCCGGCACAGAATGGAGATGCTGCAAGGCAAACAAATACGGCTGAAACGGAAAGTGTTCGGGCGCAAGCAAAGGCTTATGATGATTTAAAAACCGAAATAAACGGCATTCTTGGCACAAGAGAAGAGAACATCAAACGAATGGTAGAGGAAATGAACGCTATCCGTTTGATTAATGCCGAAATCAAAAAGATAACAAAGTCGCAAGGTGAGTATTCTTCTTTGTCCTCTGCGCAAAGAAAACGGCTTGAACAACTGAACAACTCCCTGCTGACACATAAGGAGGCTTTGGCAGAGGTACGGCAAACTCTGAACAATAATGTCAAGTTGGATAATGTTGCCGCCACTTCTATGAAAGGACTGTCGCAGTCTTTGTCAAGGATGAGAATTGCTTATCGTGAACTGACGGAAGAAGAGCGTAATTCTCCTTTTGGAAAAGAACTCCTTGCTTCTATCAATCAGGCTGATGCAAAAATTAAGGAGCTTGATGCGACAATAGGCAACCACCAACGCAATGTAGGTAATTATGGCAAGCAGTGGAACGGACTTAGTATGTCTATCCAACAAGTAGGACGCGAACTTCCTTCTTTGGCTTACGGTCCGAAAGTGTTTTTTTCTGCCATTTCTAACAACCTTCCAATTTTAGCCGATGAAATTAAGCGTGCACGTATCGAATATGATTTGTTGAAAAAATCGGGGCAGTCTGCTACTCCGGTGTGGAAACAGGTTGCCTCTTCTTTATTCTCATGGCAGACTGCATTAACGGTTGGTATTACATTGCTTACTCTTTATGGCGATAAGGTGGTGGATTGGGTTGCAGGGCTGTTTAATGCTAAGAATGTCATGAAATCTCTTGTTGATATTCAACAACAACTAAATGACGTTCAATTAAAAGGAGTTCAAAATGCTCAATCCGAAATAACAAAGTTGGAATTATTATATAAAGCTACTCAAAATGCTTCAAAGCCTATTCGTGAAAGAAAAAAAGCTGTTGATGAGCTACAAAAATCATATCCTGATTTCTTCAAAAATCTTTCAGAAGAAGAAATTCTAACGGGAAAGGCAGCTGACGCTTATGCAAGACTTACTTCTTCGATTATTGCATCTGCACGTGCGAGGGCTGCACAGGATAAAATGACAGAGAATGCTAAAAAAATATTGGAAAATGAGGCTAAAATAACAGAAGAATATGCTAAAAGAGAAAATGCACAACTAAAACTTGACAAACAGATTGAATTAAGAAATAAAATAGACAGAGAGGCGAATCCCGATATGTATGCAGGTCAACAAATGATGGTTGGTGCAGCTTTGGGTAAGGTCGAAGAAATAGATGAAGGCATTGCTAAACTTAGACGTGAAATATACGAGCTAAATAAATCTCAAAATGAATTAGCACAAAACATAGATGTTAATGATTTGATATTCAACCCGAATGGAGATTCTTCAAAGATTGGTGAAGAAGAAAGGAAAAGACGTCAAGAAGAAGCAGAGAAATTATTGAAACAACAAGAACAGCTTTTCGAGGAACTTCTCCAACTCCGTTTCAAAAACCAGCAAGATGAAATCAACCTGATGAGAGAAGGCACGGAAAAGAAGTTGAAACAGATTGACCTTGATTATCAGAAACAGATTGATGCGATAAGAAAACAGGAAGAAGAATGGAGCAAAGCCGGTAACGGTAAGCTGACCGACAAGCAGGCACAGAAAATTTCAGAAGCTTATACCAATGCCGAAAGTATGAGAGATAAAGATATTTCCGATGTAACTGAAGGACAGCTGAAAGCCGAACAACAGGCTTTGAACGACTACTTGAAAGAATATGGCACGTTCCAGCAGCAGAAATTGGCTATCGCCCAAGAGTATGCGGAAAAAATAAGGAAAGCACAGGAAGAAAACGGTGTTAATAGTGCACAAGTAAAGTTACTGGAGAAACAACGTGATGTTGCCATACAGAACAAGGAAACAGAAGCCATAAAAGCCAATATAGATTGGGTTACTGTGTTCGGTGAGTTTGGTTCCATGTTTTCCGACATGATAAAGCCCGCCTTGGACGAAGCGAAAAAATATGTACGGACTGACAAGTTCAAGAACTCCGATCAGGCAAGCCAGAAATCATTGATTGACGCCATCAGCCAGATGGAAAAGTCTTTGGGTGGTACAAGTGGAGTCAACTTCAAGAAACTTGGAGAGGATGTAAAAGCCTATCATACAGCCGAACAAAACCGTATCAATGCCATAGAGATTGAAACAGCCGCTTTGGAAAAACTAAAGAAATCACAGGATGATTACGCCAAAGCACAGAAGAGTGGAACAGAAGAAGAAAAGCAGGTTACAGCGAATGCCCTTGATATAGCACGACAGAATGCTGACATTGCATCCGCCAATGTAAAGACACAGACGGATATCGCCAATCAGGCCCAGCGTAATGTGACTGATACCGCCACCAGACTGAAAGCAAGCATGGAAAATTTGTTGGGAGGCTTGCAGCAGATTTCATCCGGTGGATTATATAACGCGTATAGCGGAATTATCAAAACCGTGAACGGATTCAAGGATGTCATAGGAAAAACGTCAGAATCTCTTAAGGAGGTCCCCATTGTCGGATGGATTCTGTCCATCATTGACGTACTCAAAGACGGATTGAGTGATCTTGTCGGTGGTCTGCTTGATGCTGTTCTGAACGCGGTCAGTGGAATTATCGGTGATGTCTTGTCAGGGGATTTGTTTGTCACAATCGGCAGGTCATTGAGGGACGGCATAGGAAACATCCTGAACGCGATCTCATTCGGAGGCTTCAACTCCCTGTTTGGAATAGGTGGAAACGCCAAGGAAGTACAGGAAACGATAGACAGGCTGACGAACAGGAATGAAACTTTGCAAACGGCCATCGAGGATCTGACTGACGAGATGAAGGCAAGCAGGGGAATGAAATCGGTTGAATCTTACAAGGAAGCTGTAAAATATCAGGAGGAAGTCAATAAAAACTATCTGCAAATAGCAAAGGAGCAAGCCGGATATCATAAGAGCCACGGCAGTTGGCAGCATTATCTGAAATGGACGGATGAAATGCTGGAACACGCAAGAAAAGCTACCGGTATGCAGGATTTCTCCGGCACTGATTCCTTGTGGAATCTGACCCCCGAACAGATGAAGGCTCTACGGTCGGACGTATGGTTATGGGATATCATGGAATCTTCCGGTAAGGGAGGTTACGGTGAGCGTGTTACCGACAAGCTGGATGATTATATAGAGCAGGCAGGAAAACTGGAAGAACTGACCGACAGTCTTTATGAGGGCTTGATCGGAATGTCATTCGATTCCATGTATGACAGTTTTGTAAGCAGTCTGATGGATATGGAGAAGAGTGCGGAGGATTTTGCTGATGACATATCCAAATATTTCATGCAAGCGATGCTGTCAAATGCCATCGGTGAACGGTTTAGTGACAAACTGAGGGCATGGTATGATAAATTCGGTGAAGCCATGAAGGATGATGGTACGCTTGACAATAATGAGCGTAAGGAGCTGATGGATGAATACATGGGTTATGTGGACGAAGCCATGAAGCTCCGTGACGAACTTGCCGCAGCAACCGGATATGATAAGATTTCGCAAGAATCAACATCCCAGTTAGCTTCATCCAAAGGTTTTCAGGAAATGAGTCAAGATACTGGCGAAGAGTTGAACGGTAGGTTTACAGCATTGCAGATTGCAGGAGAAGAAATAAAGAATCAGAATATTATTCAATCTCAATCACTTAATCTACTAACAGTAAAAGCAGATGCTCTACTTTCCATAGATACGGAAACAAGAAATATTGCTGATGATACGCGGGATTTGATAGCGCAATCCTATCTTGAATTGGTACAGATTTCAGAAAATACAGGGGCAATCGTCAAACCTATTCAACAGATGCAAAGAGATATAGCAGAAGTTAAAAAGAATACAGCAAAATTATAGTCTATGGATGAATTATTAATTAATGGCGAAAACGCTTATACAACATGGGGTGTGAGAATGGGAGAGGGGTTTCTTGATGTTATTGGGGCATCCGCTCCCATGAAGGATTTTATTGAGAACAAAAGCCGACTTGAACATGGGAAACGGGTAATAATCAATAATCCTAAAGTCGATGAGAGGGAAATAACTCTTTCGTTCACTATCGAGGGTAATTCTCAGTCTGATTATCAATCAAAGAAAAAAGCTTTCTTCAATGAGCTTTATAAAGGCAAGGTTGATATTCAAGTCCCGGCTAATAGTAGCGAGATTTATCATCTGATTTATCTCGGTAAAAGTATCACTTACGCACAGAGTTTAGACCGAACTTTTGGAAAGATTTCAGCCAAGTTCAACGAGCCAAATCCGAGCCCGGAAGGGCGAAAGTAGATGATAGGGTGTGGATAACACACCCTATTTAGTTCAAATAATAGGTGTGGGCAATTGTACCATAAAGTTATTCTATAATAGGTTTGGCGAGGAAATGACACAAAAAGCGATTCGCGAGTGTCTTATAACAAAAGATAAGACTTTATTGTATGTGCGGAATAAAAGGAAATAATTCGGCCAACAGAACTTAATTCACGACATTGGTTTTATTGTCGTGTATGTGAGTGCTCAAAATTGGGCACTCTTTTTTTTATCCCCGAACTTTGAAGACATGGAACAAATCGACATCAAAGACATATCCGGTGCTATCCAGCTTACAACTTTGATCAATGAAGGCTGCAAGCGTAAGTTCACTCTGATGAAGGAGGACTACATCATGTTAAAGTTCTCCTTGGATAATCCCATATATTTCAAACTTGGCTCATACGTGGAATGTAACTTCGGATTGTTCGAGGTGTGCGACTTGCAGAAGCCCGCATTCAACACCAATACCGCCGGCTACGATTACGAATTAAGACTTGACGCCTACTACTGGAAATGGAAAAACAAAATCTTCAAATATACCCCGGAAACGGCCGGACAGGAGGCGTCCTGGAACCTGACCGCCCCGCTTGACGTACAAGCCGGTATAGTCCTTAGAAATTTGAAAGCTCTTGGTTACACATACAAAGGACAGGATTTTGTTTTCTCCATTGACAGTACGGTAGAGAACAAATCACAACTGATGTCTTATGAGAACATCAACATCCTTGATGCCTGTTTTGAGATGGCGAAGAAATGGGACTGTGAGTGCTGGATAACCGAGAATATAATCCATTTCGGGCGTTGTGAGTTTGGCGACGCGGTGGACTTCGAGATCGAGAAAAACGTGCAGGAAATGCCACGATCTGAATCCCGGTCCACCTATGCGACAAGAATCTATGCTTTCGGCTCGACAAAGAACATCCCTTCTAACTACCGTCCGGTTGATGAGACCGTGGTTGTGAACGGTGTGGTGCAGCGCAGGCTGATGTTACCCGAAGGAACCCCGTACATAGACGCTTATCCCAATATGACCACCGAGGAAGCCATTGAACAGGTGGTTATCTTCGATGAAGTCTATCCCCGAAGAACGGGCACCATGTCGGATGTTACTACCATCGAGGTGACGGACAAGGTGGAGAATGAGGACGGCACAACCACTGAGGAAAAATGGAATGCCTACCGTTTCAGGGATACAGGTGTTAACTTTTCTGAGAAATATATCCTCCCCGGTCAGGAGCTGAGGATACGTTTCGCGTCCGGGCTTCTCAACGGTCTGGAGTTTGCCGTGAAGTTCAATCCTGAAGGAAAGCCGGAGAAGCTGGAGGACGGCGGCTGGAATCCCGATGCACAGTTATGGGAGATAGTCAGGAATGAGGACTACGGCAGACCGCTTCCCGGCGATGTGCTCTTTCCCCAGGATGGAGATGAATATGTACTATCCGGCTGGGACAGCACGAAAATAACCGAACTGGGGCTTGTGGGGGCTGCAGAACAGGAACTGAAGGTCAAAACGGAAAAATACGCTTCCAAATCAAAGGTTGACCCGAGTACTTACGACTGCACGATGATGTCCGGTGACGCATACCGCGAGGACGACATTCATAACCTCTACAGCATTGGTCAAAAGGTCAACCTTATCAACAAAGCCTATTTCGATAACGGAAGGAAGTCAAGGATTATTGGATTTGAATTCAATCTTGACTATCCCTTTGACTCACCTGTCTATACTGTTGGGGAAACCGCCTCCTATTCTCGTATCGGCGAGCTGGAGGAGAAGGTTGAGAGCCTTACCCTGAAAGGACAGACCTATACGGGCGGTGGTGGCAGCGGCGTGTATGTGATTGGAAGCCACGACTCAACCCCGGCGACAGACCATAACGTGTATTCCGCATTACGCTCGTTGAAAACTTTTCTTCGTAAAGATAAAGAAGATATCGCCAATGAGCTGATCACTTTTTTGAAAGGTCTTTTGATTGGTAAGAACGGTAGTGGAATTACTGTACTGGAAGATGGTACCTCTCAAGCCGTTGTTGACCGCTTGTATGTGAAGATTAAGGCTGTCTTTGACGAGCTTGAAGTAAAGAAGAAGACGCATGTTGGTGGTGAACAGATCATATCTCCGGCCGGATTGAAGTGTGTCCGTGTGGAGGAACTTGATGAGAGCTACCGTTGTTTCTTTTTGTCGGAAGTTGATGGAGTGACAGTCCATAACGAATTTACAGTCGGTACATTAGCATTAGCCCAAGAATTTAACATTAAAGAAGGAACATCTCACAATGTATCCAACCGCTACTACTGGCGTGAGGTGACAGGTGTAGGATCTGACTATATTGACCTGAGCAAAACCAATGCCGACAAGGACAGTGATATCCCGGTTGCCGGTGATGATATTATTGGCTTGGGACACTTGACGGACATCACTCGTCAGGCAGCTATAATCCTTTCTTCTGTTAATGAAACTTCGCCTTCCATTATTTTTTACCAAGGCATCAATTCTTTCGCCCTTGCCGGGAAAGAAGTCATCGGGCTGGGCTTTGACAAGTCCACCGGACACGCCTATATCAATGTGTATGGTGATGCCTATATCGGTGCCAAGGATGAGAGCACTTACATCCGTTATACACAAAAAGGCGGTGTTGATATCAAGGGTATGTTCCATATCGAGCAGGGTTCCACCGGATGGCGTAATATGGAAGGTCTGCCGGATGAGATACAGGCGGCGGCTGATCTTGCCCAAGAGGCCAAGGATGCGATAGACAATGCGGCTGTCGGAAGTGTCAATCTGTTGCGTAATTCCGGGTTTACGGGAGATTATGAGACAGAGGACCTGTCTGCCGCTACCGAGCTATCGGCGGATACCGAACTTTTTAGCAAGCAACTGGAATATTGGACGGGAGTGGCTACCGTATCTGCGGACAGTGATGCCGGCTCCGGGTACTCTGCTGCAATC